TCAATTTCTTTGTTGCATAACTTTCTTAGTTATGTCTACATACTAATTTCTCAATATGCTTACCTTTATTGTATCTTATATCCCCATGCCTAAAGGCAGGGGTTTTACGACACATCTGATAATCTAATAATTCCATAATGTCAATTCCTTGTTGGCTGTATTACTTTTCCTTGATTCTGCTCAATAGGATTTCTTGCATCAGCTTGATTTTCTAAATCTTCTATTATCTGTTCTACAAGATTACTGTCTACTGAGTTTAGTACAGCCCTAATTACTTGTTTCTTTACTTGCAAATTAAATTCTGGTGAAATATTTAACGCCAAACTTTGTGTTGCATTATTCAGCGCGGCAGTTGCATCTATAATACCAAACTGATTATTATATACAATAGATATGTTATCCAATTTGTCATTCATATACATATTAAATAAGTGTGCTATCTTATATTCTGTTTGTTGAAGCCCTTGTGCTAATTCTAAAATTACTTGGTACAACTGTTGGTTATCATATTCTTTTGCAATTCCTGTTACGTTATACTGGCTAACTGTTGTATTATCCTTTAGACAAGCCATCCTATATATCTGTTGTATCATAAATGATATTTCGCTTAATAACGTTTCTGATGGCCCAGATGGAGGTGTTATGAAATCAGGAGCACTACCGCTATCACCACGATATAATAGACAATCTGATGTACCATATTTCATAGTATCCGCACCACTTTCATAATCATCATCCTCTGTTACAGGATAAGTCATAACCGAAAATGCTTGTGCCCTCTGACGTTCCCTTAATTCGCTTGTTGCATTGAATATTGCTAAATTAGTTCTAGCAATTGGGTATAAGTCAGATTGCGGAATTAAATCACTACTATTATTTACAGTTCCATATAAAGGTATTACTGGTATTTCCCCTATAGTATTTTCAAATGTTTCTGTAACTGAACCATTAGATTTTGTACATATAGTTGTTGTCCAAGAATATGTTTCTGTATATTCTTCTTTATCACCTTTATCATTTATAGTAGTATTTTCTATTGAATATTTAATGTAAATTAGCTTGCCAAATTTATCTGTAGCCCAGTCGCATATTTGACTTGGACTTACTAAATATAAATATGGATATAGCCTATTATCTTCAACATCCTTCTTAGTTATTACTCTGGATGTATCTAATTGTTCCATATCCATTACTATAAATTCAACACCGTGAAGTTTAGCTCTTATCGCCGCTTTCTTCATAAATCTTGTTAATGTAGTATTATTTCCATCTACATCATTTATAAATCTATTATACTCTTCACTTGTATTTTGTCTATTAGGCTCTTGTTTAAATATTGGATTTACTTGTGCATCTACTACTGGTTTTACATAATTAGTATAATAAGCTAATTGTCTACGCCTATTGTATTTATCTCCCTTTTCTCTTGGGTGAGATATTAAGTATGTTCCATCTTCATAGCCACCAGTTCCTCTATAGCTATCATCAAGCAATTCATATTTATTTATGTAATCTGCTGTAAATGGTGCATTAAACATTATCATCTTCATTGTCTCTGACATTGTTTTTTCTGATTCTGTATAAACAGCTATATCACCATCTGCACCCATTACCTGCCGTCTAAATCCTACTCTCTCTGCCAATTATTTTATCACCCCTTTATATTCCAACTGTTATAGCCGCTTTAGATATATCATCTTTTCTCTGTAAATACATACAACCATAACGAAAGCTGTCGCAATTATGAATTATTATATTCGATTTTGTGACAGCATAACAATGAACATCCTCTACCTCCATATTATATACATCCTCATTCTTTGTATAATAAATACTTTCTATAGATAATTCAAAGTCTACTGTTTTTATCTTATCTGCACAAGATATGTTTTCTGCTCTTACCCAACCTTTATTTATAGTTAATATTTTATGGTCTGGCGTTAGTCTTATACTATCGCCATTAGCTAATGCTATAGTTATAATTTCAGCATTTTCTTGAGTTTTCCTTACATCTTTATACTTCTTTAGGCACTTAGTTTTAGAAACTGAATCATAGGCATATACATAACCAGTAGTATCAACTAAATTTTTTATAGCTACATATTCATTCTCAGTATATACTAACGTATCACCAGTTATACAACAGTGATCGTTCTCCTTAAGTGGAACATCTGTTCCTGTTCTTTCTTGTGCTTTTGTGTCCCAACTATATGTACCTATTTCTTTTATAGTATTAGTGCAATCTCGTGATACTCTAAACTTTTTCTGTCCCATTAAATTAGCTACTGTTCTTATACCATTCAAAACATCATTATTAGCATTTTTAGTTTTCATGTGAAATCTTCTAAGTTGTAATTTAAAACTATTAGCCGCTGGGTCACATATAATAGGAACATCCCTATAGGTTAATCCTGTATAATTATAATTACTACCTATGAATGTTCTCATATCTTCACAGTATTCTAAATCTGTTTTTTGTGCTTCATAATCATTATTTGCTTGTGCTTCTTTTCTTCCGGCAAAATAATATTCCTTACATACATAAGTTATTCCTTTACTGTCTTGCATAAGCAATAAAAATACTGTAGCATTTGCTGTACCATAGTCAACGCTAATGCAATATCTTTGTGCATCTTCATATGGTATATCTTCTGTCTCAATTATGTTGTTTTCTTCCGTAAACATGTCATATATAATACCAGTTGCCGCGACCCATAGCCCATCAATATAGCGAAGTTTCCAGACACCGCTATACATTTTCTTGTATCGTTCTTTTACTGATTCAGATAATGATGGGTTATCATCCATTGTAAAGTGAACGTATAGCCCATCTTTTTCACGTAACTTATTTAATATTTCACGTTTAAACCAGTGCCAAGGACTTCCCGGATTGCAACTCAGAAACACCTTTGCGCCATCTACTGATGTTCTAGCAGTTATCTGCTGATAAAAACTTAATGGAACAAGAACGCACTCATCAATAAATACGGCGCATAACGTAATTCCTTGTACGACATCCTGCGCCGCCTCATCTTTGCCACCAAATAGATAAAAATAGTTGACTTTATCACCATATTTTATTTCTAAATAGTTTTCCGACCTATGTTCTATTACTTCCATTTTTAATGTCATGGCTATTTGTTTAAGCGGTGTAACTACGTTCCTCTTTATAGTTCCTATAGATTTTCCTGCTATCGCGGCATTTTGCTGGTCAAAGGTGGTCATGACAAATAGTAAATATGATGTTATAAGTGAAATTGTGTTGTGTGTAACTATAAAATCATTAGTTAAATATAAGTGCTCTTCATTATCTACATAGATACATTGACATTCTTCTTTTCCAATATATTTTATTGACTTTATTAAACGCCAATTCTTATCTTTAGTAGAATTTAGATTCAATCTTTCTTTGTGCTTAGTCGATAATTTATCATATAAGATAGGTTTAACTCTTATTGTACAAGAATATGTATCATGTTTTGCATGTACTCTTCTTCTATCTATTGCCAAATCAGCATTAACAAAAAGCCCTAATGACCTAGCTATTTCTGCAACATCGTCAACTAATTGTTTTGATGTACTGCAATATGTTATTGATGGTCTATTCTTTACATGAACACTACCATCCGTATTAAGTAGTCCAGCTAGTATATTTAATCTAACCTCTACTGAATTATATTTATAACAATTTGGTATAAACTTATTATGAGATTTACGCCCATATAAATTATAATTCTCCAATATTAATCTTATAGTGCTCTTATATCCTCTTGACTTTACTTGTAAATATCCTACATCACAATGGGTTTCAGTCCTAGCCGAAAACCTATATATCATATCATAATCGTCAATTACTGATGATATATAATCATGTAGTTCTTTTTCATTATTTGTGAAGGATATTCCACAATTACCCACCGAGAAACATCCATCCCCTAATAATAATCCTAACAAATAAGGGTCTAGCTTCACCTCTTGAGATTCAAAATTTACACATCCGTTTAAAGGAAAACAATATCTGCCAGCACGTTCGTGCATAGTATTTCTATCTTTAAATCTCTCTAAATCTTTCATTATATCTTCAAGAGTTGAAGTATATGTTGTTAAATTTCCATTTGAAACACATTTTTTAGAGGTGTATGTCCATAAGTGTTCTTTACCACATCTTGTTTTAGCTCCATCATGAAAAGTTATCTCATAAACATCCTTTATTCCTTGGGGGTATATTGCTGAAACTTTAGTAGGATTACCCATTCTATCAAAAACATAATCTCCTACATGAATATCTCCCATCCTTTTTATACCGTTTGGTGTATATAGCATTGCTGATAATGGTTGTTCTTTTCCGCTTCTGATACTGCCGTCAGCAACTATCATATACCTATCATTTACAGGACTAGATTCCTGCCACCATGTAAGAAGTTGTTTTTGCTTTTTTGAAAATGGCTGAAACTTAAACTCATTAAATTTTACCTTTTTAAAATTAGCCAATTACTTATCCTTCTCCAACTCTTCCAAATCTTTATCTATGTCATCGTCCGACCAAGTATTATCAACTTCTTTATTAAGAGCTTCGATAAAGCTATTGCTAACTTCAATATCTTTTTCTTCTTTATTCTTCCAGTCAAAGAAATCTTTCAAAGAATCTAATGCCTTGTATTTATCAAGAAGTTTAATAGATACCCCGTCTTTCCCTTGCTTGATTTCTTGCACCACAGTCAAATCTACAGTATCACTATCCGCAAGGTGCATCTTATTTACTTTTTTTATAATTGGTTCCCCTGTATCTGGATTTATTACTGGTAATCCTTCTTTATCCAATACTGGAACTTCTTCTTCTTTAAATGTTATATAATCTCCTATATTTGCATTTGCGGCTTTATCTAATGTTTCTACATATCTTGTTACATCTAAATCCATACTTATCATCATTATTTTCTTTAGCCGCTTTAGTTCGTTTTGTATCTTTTCTTTATGATATACTTCATATCCTCTTTTTAACGCAGTTGTTCTTGGTGCGCCGTATGCTTTCATATAGCTTTGAACTATATTATGTGAATCTAAATAGTATAATACAAAATCTTGTTCTTTTTCTGTTAGCCCACTATCATATATTTCATCTACTATATTATTTGTTATTTCTTCTTTTTTCTTGTCTTTCACCTTATCACCTCACTACTATATTTAATACTATTATAACACAAATATGTTAATTTGTCAATGCAACACTTATACAACAAAAAGAGCTACCCATATTCGGATAGCTCGATTCGCAAGGAGATTGTGAGACAAAAGTCTCTGAAAGGAGAATGTTATTATGAAAAAGAGATATATCAGTTACCCACTGACTATTCTTATATTATAACATAAAACTGTTAATTTGTCAAGTTTGTTGTTACATTATAGTTTTATAAATATTCAGTTAATTTAAACTTAATAAAAAATGTGCAATATTTCATACACAGATTTTATTAAGGATTATGCTCAGCTTATGTATGTATTATATCATACTTTTTACTATTTGTCAAGTTTGTAACTACATTAGGTATTATCACTAATAATCTTGATGATAAACTCTCTGCCACGCTGAGTAATTTTACGATGATAAATTACTTCACCTGTATCAAGAACCTCCTGTTTAATTTCTTCATATCCAAGAGAACTATATTTTGAATAAAATACCCATGTTTTATTTACCTTATACTGAATACCCATATCACTTAGTTTTTTATTTAACTGCTGTGCGGATTGCATACCTAATTCTTTTGCAATCTCTGTCATAGTATAAGTCTTAGTTACATGTGTTAGAATAGCTACTGTTGCTTCTGCTTCTTTTCTCTTTGTGCGTTCTTCTTTCAACTTCGTAAGTAATGCAATACCATAATCTGGATTATTAAGAATTTCATCAATTACATTGTCTGTAGCATAAATTCCATTCTTGCGAATTGATGGCAATACTTCATTTGTCACCCAATGTTTGAATTTCTTAGCTGTTGGTAATTTACTTGATAAAATCAAACTATACAAACCAGACTCGTTGATGAGCCATGTGCCATGTGCCACGCTGACCAAACTCGGGGTCAATTTGACCTTGAGTTTTGCTGTTGACTCTATCTTCTTCATCAACATGGTCAACAATCGTATGATTGATGTCTGTGTACCCAAGTGCCATCGCTACATCTTTACCAACGAAAAACGATTCATCGTTGATAAGTAATGTTCTCACATTACCAAATTCTTCATTCTTAAAAATTACCATGTTATTTTCCATATTTGTACCTCTTTCTTAATTGAATTACTTACTGTAGGTACATAATAGCATGGATAAAATACAATGTCAATACTCTTAAAAAATAAATTTAGGCAATAAAAATGGCAGGAACTTACCCTGCCTTGCGTTATCTTTCTTATATATTTATATCATAAATGATATTTATATCTGGTGCGACATGGTATAGTTGAAATACCCATAAGGTTTTATAAGAACCTCGTGATTAACCGCTTCACTAATGTCGCATATTGGCTGACCTACTAGAACTCGAATCTAGGACAACTGATTAACAGTCAGTTATGTTACCACCACACTATAGGTCAATATTCTTTTATTTTGTAATATTAGTTCGCTCATTAGCTTAACAACACCGCCAACGTGAAGGCTATTACTTGGTGTCGATGCGGGAGATGGTACTGCCCCATCATAGTCTGGCCTATGAAACCAGATTGAATCTTATTCTTCCCGCGATAATCATATAATCTCTGTATTCATAGTGATATTTCTATCTACTATACTTATCTGTCTATGTTATTCTGTCATGTAGTATTTGACACTCCCCATGATTATTTAGAAAAGGGTGTTAGTCCAGCATCTATCAATAAATTTCTAAAGTTACTACTTCTATAAGATGCAGTAATAAGTTTAGGGATTAACTCTTGTACTTCTGGTATTTCAAGAGAATTGGATACTAATTGTACTGCTAATTGCTGTGGTATACGAATAACAATTTCTGATGAATCACAGTCAACAAAACAAGACATGCTCAATATAAATCATCCCTCCCTGTAATCTTCATTATGTAATCTAAAATATCCTTCATGCCTAATTTGTTCATACAGTATTCATACAATTTAGGATGAGTCTGTTTCAACCTAACAAATCTACGGCGGTCTCCTTTTTCTAGGTGACATCCAATTAGACAATATACACAACCTGTTCTATCTTCACCAGTAGTTTTTAGCTTACCTTTGCTATCTTCAACAACATCACCATAAACACTTGGAATAGCAACATTATTATCTTTAATGTACTGTAAAACATCCTGTTCTGTCCAAAAAGATATTGGTTTAGATACTGGGTGTTTAGAATCAAATGCGTTACAACCTGTCTGAATCCACGCCTGCTTCCTCCGCGCAGACTCAACTGTCATAGTCCCAACAATCTGCTTCTTATTGTGATAAGTAGCATAATGCCTTGATGGTTGCTCCTTCATTATTTCACAGCATTTAGAGGATAGCTTAAATGGGGAGGTTAATAATACTTTCCATTTCTTGTATCTGTTCTTATATCCGTCTAAATCACCATTAGCCTTTTTACCATTTAAGGCATTTAGTGCCCACCTTGACCCACTATTAGCATATTCAATTATTTTAGCAGTTTCTTTAGAAGGAAATACCCAGCCCACTTCATCAATTACTTGTTTGAAAGATTTGTCTGGTCTTAAAATATCAACATTATCAAATGTTTTTACATGTTGCTTAACTTCTGGAAATTCAAGCCCGGTATCCACATATACAGCTTTTATATCAGGGTATAACTGTCTAGCAATAGTTAAAAGTACAGTGCTGTCTTTGCCACCACTAAAACTTACATATACCTTTCCACCCCAATGCTCATACCACTCAGTAATTCTAAGTTTAGTTAAAGTTACTTTATCTTCTAATGATAACTCTTGTAATGATTTAAGTTCTTCTTTACTTGGCATAAGTTACTCCTTTGTATCCTCTAGTTTTTCGACAGAAAAGCCTACATATGAGCACTTTTCAGCAACTCTTGAATATACTTAACGCCCTTCTGGTACACGAGAGTTTTAATGTTTATACATATCTCCCCATTTGATCTCTCATATTTCTGCTCAATGATTCTAAAGTACCCGCAATAAGTCTGAGCAATAAGGAGCTACCTAATTGCTTCTTATATAATAGCTTTCGCTAACAATGCTATAGAAGGACTATGACCTTCAACTTTCGCCCACCATTCAGAAATAATTTATATCTTCAAATATAACCATTATATTTTTGTTCAACCGATTTGGGCTACTTGTACTATACACTTGTGTTATAGTCATCTTTCAACGACTTCACGGCTAAATTACTTATTCCTTTACCAAATGGTTGCCATATCGGATATATGACCTTAATTTGGTGGTTTATTTCAACTCTTATGAAGCCCACAAGATATATACATTACACTCATAGATGTTAGCACATTAACCACTGTAAATTGCATTTTGCAATAACCCCTCATATCACTATTTCAGGATTCCGTAAGCATGTAGGCTATCGTCTACTATTACTGTTACACTTGTTACTTGATTAACTCTTAGCAGAATGGTATTTCTGTTTAGCACTAAGATACTATGAACATATAGATTATATTATTATTCAGTTGTATTGATTATTTTAGTTTAAAGCACTACTACCGCGTCAAGGTATAATCTTTAAGAAGTGTCTGCTTTAAGAACCATATACATTTATGGTAGAACTTGCAGGAATATTTCTTATTATGAAATATTATTGTTCTATTTGTCTAGAAATCATAAAGCTATAAAAACATTCAGTTTGCCGACTGAATACTTAGATGATATTACCAGCGGAAGTGGTATTCATCTTTTTATATTTTTTAATTGTCACAGCCCTCTGTTAATTTTGCGCTAATTTCCTACGCTGTGGCACGTGCTAGCCCACCCACTTTTCTGCTAACCCCTATGTGTTATGTTTTAATATTTATAAAGAGCAGGATATGTATCTTTAAGGAGGTTATATCATAATTCTTTGAAGGAGATTTTACTTGAATTCCTACTCTTTATATTTTATATAATATCACTTGTTTTAGTGTTTGTCAAGCACTTTTTTAAATTTATTTTTTTATTTGGTATCCTTAGAATGAATCGAACATTCATTGAGGCTTTAGAAGAACCTTGTTCTTTCCGTTGAACTATAAGGATATTATATAAGATGATGGTTAGGATTTTCACCTAACATTGCTAGGATTTTCCCAATGTGAAATCATAAAAAGGACTTGAACCTTAATGCCTAGCGCTTATTCACTTTCAGCAACGTCTATCTATTCCGCCACATCATCTTTTATGTTACTTATTATACCACTTGAATATTTATTTGTCAAGGATTATTTTTAATAATTTCAACGCCAATTATGTTCTTAGTAAATAATTTAAATACTATATCTTTACCCCTATAAATATTAAGAGTTCCGTCTGTTGTTTCCGTACATCTATCGCCGCGAACTTCAAAGTATTCTTTTGGTGTTTTATATATTTTAAATATTTTCATTACTATTATCTCCTAAAATAAAATAGGGAACTTGTTCACATGTCCCCCCTATAATTACATAACCATTTGTTCTCCGCGAAAATGTATATATGCTTGTTGTCTAAAATGCGTTCTGTATTTGATTATGTATATATTATATCACAGATTTATATATTTGTCAAGACATTTCTTTATATACCTTATCATACATTTCTGGTTTTGTTAAAATATTATCTGGAATATCATCTTTAAAATATTCAGTTGAAATTAACTTTACTTTCGCTTTTCCACATTTTGTACATTTATGTAGCGCATAGATATTATAGTAAAACCCTGATACATAATTATCACATTCTTCTACGTAGTATAGCCCATAATACTTATACTCATGATTACATATTAACCTTTTAAAATTAAACATATCTTTCAGCTCCTTTATCTTAATTATATCATCCTACTTACAATTTGTCAACACATTTCAAAATGGGCGTATTTTAGCCCTTTTAAGGCGTTTTATTTTGCTACCCTATAGTTTCTACCTAAAACGTGCTAGAACGTCTCTATCGAATTATAAACAGCGAATTACACGCTTCTGTGATGTATATTTACTAGCATATCATATTTATTAGATAATAATAGTAAGTGAAACTATTCACTAGCATATATCTGTATTCTAAATATCATTTTGTGATACATTACTATTCCTCAGTGATACTTCTATTATTCTAATGATACTTTATTCTATATTCCTATAGTGCATTATTTTACAATAATACTAATGCTTTAAAGCATTTCTTATATAACAATACAATGCACTAATACTTATGCTGTAATACTTTATATATTTATAATATACTATATAGCTTTATAATAATACTACATGTAAGCATAATATGCTTATTTATATAACAATAATAAAGCTATACTATAATACAATACTTATATAAATACTTTATCAATGAAGAAATTATTATTTTAGCTGGAAATTCTAATATCTATGAACGATAGTGAATAGATTTAGTAATTTCATATTTTGAATAAAAGCGTAGCGTTATGAAAAATATCCGTACCCCCTGTAATTCTTAAAAAGTTACTTACCTTTACTTATATCTTACTTATAATTACTTAGGGATAATGAATACGTTGATGCTATTGAGTTAAAGCGTTATCACAACCTTAACTATTAAGGTACCATACCTTAACTATTAAGGTAATTAACCTTATTCATTAAGGTAATTAACCTTATTCATTAAGGTAAATATGATAAAATATACCTTAACTATTAAGGTCAAAAACCCCTTTCTATTCTATTTGCTCTAACTGTAGCCAGCTTATCAAACATTTCTACTGTACTTTTTTCTACTGATTCACTATGCTTTATATAGCGTGGATTTAAATAATAAGCAGGTTTTCCCTTATAATCAGCTTTTATTGCTATTCTACAATCAACCAGCTCCTTTAAATATTTGTATATATTTTTGGTCGATATTCCAGTAATATCTGATAGTTCTTTAGTTGATAGCTTGCATACGTTATCATTCATAACTAAATTTGCTTGCATTACCCACAAGATAAAACATGATTTTAGCGAAAATGATTTATCCTTAACATGTTTAACAAATTCCATTATTACGTCATCAGTTATAGATGAAAATTTATCATCCCATTTATTTTGTTCCGTCGTTCTTTTAGTTGAATTAGTTGTCATAATTCATTATTATCTCCTTATTCCTTTAATTTAATATAATACTTCTTTTCCCAGTCAATATAACCTTTATTCTTAATGCCATTTAATCTTCTATAAATAAGTTGTATGGTAATTGGTAAACTCTTTGTAATTTCCTGAATTGATTTATATGTTAGATTTATAATATTATTTTTATCTGCCTCATTTACTAACATATCATAGATTTGCTGTTCATTCTTAGTCAGTGGTTTATTCATAGTTTCCTCCATATAATTTATTATTCATGTAAAAATTGTTTAGTTGACTGTCAAATAAAAAGTCGCAACATGTACGACAATCTATTTGACAGCTAATTCAACTATGACTTCATTATAGCACTAATGTGCATATTTGTCAAGCACTTTTTTAAATTTATTTTATTATTTTTAGCGAGGTAACTTCCTTCTATATATTACATTATAAATTTTTTTAAAATAATTCTTGACTTTGTAAGCACAGTATGATATAATAAACATATAGAAAACAATAGGGGGTAGCTTAATGAAAAAAGAACCAAATTTAGAAATCCCAAAGAACGATATTGATTGGGATAACCTAACAAAAGAAGAATTTGCTGAGCTTCAAATGAAAACCTGTGTGGAAGAACATGAGCAGAAAATGAAAGAACGTTATAGGAAATACAAGTATAATGATGCTAAATTCTATGAACCAATTCCCCTAGAAGAATTTTAATAAAGGAAGAGACGTTATGAATGAAAAATTAAATCAAAAATATCTAAAGCCAACAGATGATATTTGTTCAGTTACTATTGATTCGCATAATCTATTAAATGTAATCGATATGATTAGAACATATCCAACGGCGGCTAGAACATTATTATATCTGACAGCCAATACAGATTATATGGGGGCAGTAAAATTTAAAGTAGAAGAAGTATCAAAATCACTTAATACAACAAATAAAAATCTTGTAAACTGCATAAAATTCCTTGAAGTAAATGGTTATATTGAATTGGTAGAACCTATTGATATTAAAGACAATACAGTAATCATTTCACTTGATATGTTATACTCAGATAGTAATAAAAATACATCAAATATTTATAATTATGCAAAAGCATATGATGAACGTGTTTCAGATGAAGAACTAGAATATGTAGCTGATGTAGAACAGGAATGGGAACAATGAGCAAAATGGAAAAGAAATATAATACAAACCTTAATATTAGGATTGAAGAAGAACTAAAAAAGAAGTTTATTGAAGTTACTGAAAAGCAGGATGTAAAGTTTAGTCACGTAATTAGAAACTTTATTCAAGATTATATCACAAAATATGGTGCTTGATTATGAAACTATACGAATTTGATGAAAAACGATTTAATAAGTACGCTATTATCTATGCTAATAATGAAGCAGAAGCTATCAGGTGCTTTATAAATAATGTTTATGGTGCTGTGGTTAAATATGATGTACCAAAACCATTAGATATTGATGAATTCTTTGATGCTGTAAAGAAAAAGCATACAGACTTAGATAGTTACCAGCTAAAAGAAAGATTTAATGAATATTGTGCATATATTTTATTTCAAAAAGTTGTAAAAAGAGTTATGTAAGGCGGTGAAAGATTGTTAGATAAAGAAGAACTATTAAGCAATACATTGCAGAATAATGTATTCAGCGTAAGAGTAGATAAAGATAATGCTTTCATCTTTACATTATCTGATTTGCATATTGGACTAGGTAACTTAGATTACATAAAAGACATTATAAAGTTTATTAGTAACATTGATAACGCATATGTAGTCATCGGAGGAGATTTAACCAATAATTCAATAAAGAATTCACTAGGAAGTGTACTTGAAGAATATGTAAGCGGTGGAGACCAAGTTAAATTAGCAGTAGAACTACTTACTCCAATTAAAGATAAGATTTTAGCAATGATTGAAGGTAATCATGAAAAAAGAACTCAAGAAGCCGCTTATATATCAATTACACAGATGATTGCTACCATGCTTGGTATTCCTGATAAGTATAAACAGGAATTAGCAATTGGATATATTTCAGTAGGTGCGGATAATTGTTATACTTATGTAGACCTACATAAACATAGGAAAACAAAGAACTATTATGATTTCTATAATGCTGATTGTCTAGTGTTGGAGCATACACATGAGTATAGCTTCACAGAAAAGCCAGTAATTTTTCATAATAAATATACTAAGAAGCCATCTATAAGAAACACTTATGTAATAAACAATGGTTCAGCATTAGCATTTCCAAGTTATGCTAAGAAATCAGGGTATTCGGTACAAACTATTGGTACTTATATCATAGAACTTAGCGGTAAAAAGCGCAATATAAAAGTATGGAAAGACACAGATTTAATTGATGCCATGAATAGGGGATATAAATAATGAGTAAACAGCCTATTATGAAATTTAAAGATTTAGATGATGGTTATAAATGGCTAAGATATTATCAAGATAAATTGTTCTTGCAGGATTGGAATATACGACTAGACTTTGAACCTGCGGGAGAAGATAGTGATACAGGAGCACAAGTTTATTATCACCAGCCAGAGAAAGAAGCAGTAATTACTATTTTTAGACATTCTGCTGAATATTATAAGGAGTCAGTATCTAAAAACTGTGAACAACATTTACTTTTACATGAGCTATTTCATATTAAACTAGATTTACCTTATGATTATTATACTAATGGTGTAGATAATATAGAAAAGAGAGCATTATATACACAAAATCATCAACTTGTAGACGATATGTCTAAATCTATGCTAATGACTCAATATAATTTAGATTTTAGCTGGTTTAGAAACTATTGATAGGAGAAATGTAAATGTTTAAATCATCAGAAAAGGAAGTAAATCTAAAAAATAGTAAGGACAGGGATAGATTCTACAATAGATTTACTGAGGAGCAAAAGATTCTATTTAATTCTGTAAAGGAGAATATCTTTACTTTTGTAGAAGCTAATGCTGGATGTGCAAAAACATCAACAACGCTATCATCTATGGTAGATATGTTAGCTAATGGTGAGATTGATAAAATTGTATATATTCAAAAACCGAGCGAACGTTCGCTATCTGAGGGTTATCTTCCCGGTGACTTAGATGAAAAAGAAAATATTTTATGGGGAGCATTTTATGATGCTATGCTAGATTTAGGTATTACACCAGACATGGTAAGTATTTTAATTAACACAAACCAAATTACTTTAACTACTGATGTATCTTTACGCGGAGTTAATTTAAGCAGTTGTGGTGTATGTATTGATGAGGGTCAAAATTTAGACATGCATACTTTAAAACTTATTTTTACAAGATGTCATGATAATTGTCATGTTGCGTTGCTTGGGGATAAAGAGCAAAAAGATAATACAGGTAATAATGAAACATTTATTGAATATGGTAATTATTTAGCAGAATCATCGGTTGGTACAAAATGTGTTCTTACACGAAATTTCAGGGGTAAATTCAGCCAATTAGCAGAAAATTTTAGGAGGAAGTAATATTGAAAAGAAATAGTTATTATAAAGAAAAGTTTGAAAAAGTAAAGTCATTCAAAGACATTGTAGATGGTAATGAATATCTAGTAAATTATAACGGCACAGAGTTTAAATCTAAGTTACATAAAGAAGGAGATGCCTTTGCTTGTAAAGATTCGGAACATGGTATGAGAATTAAGTTTAAAGAGCAGAATATGACTTTAGGGCATATTTCACTTAAATCTATTCAGCGTAAGGAGTATACGGAGCATGACGATTGAACAGTTAAAGGAAATTGTTAGTGGTGAACTAGAAAATACAGAAAATGTTCCAAAAGGGGTAGTAGTAAATAATATTATATCTAAGGTAAAAGCATTTGATGATAAAGAATCAAGATATGACTTTGTTATTCTAGGAGACTACGAATCACCACCACTTACTGAAACTGCATATGGTGATAGACTAGAAGTTACGGAATTTAATTATACAGTGTATTCTGATGATGAAATTGTATTCTCTATTCCGCAAGAAAATGTTATTTATGCCAAGAAAGGTTAATAATAAATGAATACTTACTTAGTAATGTTTGATAATGGCGATGAACTACCAGAGCGTGTATTCGCTGATTACTTTGATATTGATGAGAAGGACGGCTCACTTACCTTTTATAAATTTAATAATAATGTGGAAGAAGATATTGTATTCTTCTGTTGCTGGTGTAAAGTTAAGTTTGTACGAAAGGTAGATAAATAATGGATAATGTTTATGAAATTAAGTTAAAAACAGATGCTAATATTGTCCATTTAGTTAGTGGAGAATATTATACAATCAAGGATGGTTGGCTTAATGTGTATATCTTGGAAGAAGAGTTTGATGAAGTAGCTGTATTTTCTGCCCATGCCAATGATGTTGAATTTATTGGTATAGTTGACAAATAACTAAATATATGTTATAATAATACTAAGGCAGATTGTAAATTAAATACAGTCTGCCTATTTTTATATAACGAGGTGATAAAAATGGCTTGTAAAAAGGGTGGGAAGAAATCTAAAGGGAAAGGTAAGTGATTAGTATATGCCATTAAAGAAGGGCTATAGCAAGAAAAGTATTTCTGCTAATATTCGTAGTGAGATGAAAAGCGGAAAGTCACAAAAAACAAAGTGTGGCAATTGCTCTAAGTGTTGCTAAGAAAGCAAAATCTAAGAAAAGAAAGAAGTAATACTATGGCAGTAAAACATATTGGATTTAGGGGTGCTGTGTCTAAGGTAATGAAAGGTGGTTACCCTAAAAAGGTAGCATCTGACATCGTAGCATCAGCATCAAGAAATGCTTCTAAGAGCGCTAAGAAAGCTAATCCAAAACTAAAGAAAGTATTGGCGGCTAAGAAAAAGAAATAACAGAATTGTGGGAATCATTTAATTATGGTTCTCATTTTTATTTTAAATTTGTATTGACATTTAGCTTGATACATGATATAATTAGTTATAAATAAAGATATTGGAGGAATTTATAAATGGAACAAGAACAACTTAAAAAGGGTAATCTATTAAATAAAGAGATTATAAGCATTAGAAGTTTTATTGAAAGTGTAGAAAATCTAAAAACCATTACAATGTCTGCTGGCGAAGGGGATAAAATTATATTTTCAGCAACAGATAATGATGATAATATTGATGGTTTATCAGAAGTTAGAAATAATTGTATTACAGAAATTACAAAGATTATGCATGAATATGAGAAGAATATGATTAAGGAGTTTGAAAATCTATGATTAAATTTACTTGCAGTAAATGTGGTAAGGAATTAGAAGTTGATAATGATTATTTAGATGATGATAATAAATATGCACAGGCTTGGGATGCAGAACAATTTCATAAATTTCATGTAGGATATTGTGGTTATGGTTCTTCATTTGATGGTTGTAATGGTGATTTTACTTTGTGTGATGACTGTCTACAAGAATTAGTTAGTAGTTTTACTATGGAAGGTAAAGAAAAAGTATGGAATACTGGTGATAATCACGATTGCGATACAGAAACTTGGATTAAATTTGTCAATGGTGAACTAACTGATGAAGAAGTAGAAACAGAAACACCATATTTAAGCAAGAGACAGATTAATGCTTATAAGAATCAATATCCATTATGTGATAAGGTAAAGAATTATATTTATAATGATGAAAGCTCTGGAAGTCATTGTCACCGTTGTGCTTTTGGAGAACTAGATGGTAAATTAGACAGTTGTGGTAATATATTCCATGATTGTTTTAATTGTCCAGACTTTAAAAAGCGTGACGAAGGAGATAGCTATGAAACCATCTATGTTAAGGACTAATAAATACTGATTAGGAGCATATTATGAATCATAACGCCAATCTAGTAAAGCATTTCAGTAAATTATCCCCGCGCATGGAGTATATGTATTGCTGGGAAAGAGGACAGATGTATGAAGGATATGACGAGCATTGGGATTCTAATCAACGAATTAAACATAGTAGAATATGTAAAATAAAACATAGAAATAAAAAGAACAAGCGAAAGAAAGGTATTATTACGGATAAGGAATATCTAGAAAATGTATTAAAAGTGCTAAAAGAAGTAGAATATGCAGGTGATTATGAAGAACCAGATTATGATTGGGAGGAAAATCCGATTGAAGGATGGCATTATCCTTGTTGCCCTATCTGCGGAAGCACTGAATCAGAAGAACATAAACAAGACTGTAACCTAGCTATGTTAATTAAGCAGACAGAGAGTATGCTAAAATAATATTACATAAGCTCAATATTTGGGCTTATTTTTTTTATTTATTTTTAAAATTTGTGTTGACATTTAGCCTCCGTAGTAGTATAATAAGAATATAGAAAAGGAGATAAGAAAATGTTTATTTTATTTGCACTGATGCCAATACTGTTTTTGACAGTAATTGGAATGATTTATATTTGTTGTTACACAATCTATGGATTTGCTAATGGAAGAAAAGTAACACCTGTAGGCTGGATTTGGTTTGTACTGTGTCTAGGACTTACTGTTCGAGTATTTGTGGGGTGATAGATATGTATTTCTTCACATTTATGTTTGTATTTAATATTATGATTGCAGGTGCTTTAATTATATTAGAGTATGTATTAGGCATAACAAATAATATTGATAAAAATGGAATAAATAAAGGACATATTGCTGTAGTAGTATTTCTATCTACATTAGTTTTACTGGCAACAAGGTAAAAGCATATTTTAAAATTTATGAAAAATTTTTTATGCATTATTTGAAATAGTATATGAAAGGTGAATTTTATTATGAATGAAATGACAGATGAACAAAAGAAAGAATGTAGGGATAACTGGTACACTAGAGACCGTAATAGCTATTTTGAGGCTTGTGATGGTAATTGTGCTATATGTACCCTTAGCTATGACTATGTAACTGGGTTTTACGAAGGATACCAAACAGGATATGATGATGCATATTAAGGAGAATAATGAATGAACTATAGTGAAGCAGGATTAACAAAATAATTAGACCTTAAAATAGTAAAACTAAAACAAGAACTTTCTGCGGCGAAGAAAGAAAAAGAAGAAAAGTTAATAGAATATAGAAAGTCTATATTTACAGTAGGTAAGAAACTAAAGTTATATAAATATAAATATAAATATGAATATGGAGAAGATTATACTTATATTGAAGGAACAATAGAAGCAGTACATAAAGACTATTTTTGTTTAGATGCAACAGATGCTGATACTATATATCGAGTTGGTTCAATAAACATGCTAAACTATTCTTCCTTCCCATATTATTATGATAGTGTAGAGATTATAGATGATAACAATAAATGATGTAGAAGAAAGATATATAACAGTAAAAGAATCTATAGATGGTTCATGCAAATAGATTAAAGAAATGCGTAGTGGTCAAGCCCCGAAGCCATCGTGGGGTGAGTTTAAAGAAGAAATGAATCATATTACTGGTGGTGTAATACAAAAAGATAAAGAACCAATAGATATTAGTCATACAGACTACTGGGATACAGAAAGGCAAAGGAAGTATCCGCCAAGATAATGAAGCAGAATTATGGGCTGTATAAAGACCTAGAAAATAAATAAAAATACCTTTCGGGCAAAGAACAAAGAAAAGAGAGTGTAGTTATAATGAAAAATATTCAAGATAAAGTAGAAGAAGAATATTATTCACATATAGAAGGATATAGAGCAGTAGATAATATAGGTGCTAAACATGCTTGTAAAAATATATGTTATGTATTAGGACATATATTAGGAATAAAAAGAGAGGACACAAATAAAGCATTAAATGATTAAAAAGACATATAGGGAAAGTCAAATCTGTAATTTTTAAAATTCGTGAGAGCATCTATATAAAATGAAAATCCATATAGGGAAAGCAAAACCCATAGAATTTAAAAATCGTGAAAGCATCCGAAGAGTATCACCACAATCCTTCGATTTGAACCCCCACCCCTATAGTCAGACAATTCATATATTCAAATTTTATCTACAATTGAAATAGTATGAATATTTTAAAAGCCCTGCATTTTTTTTGCAAGGCTTTATTTTTTTTATTCTTCTATAAAATCTGGATGCATAAAACCTTTTCGTAATTCATTATATTCTTTTATCGAGCAATGAGCAATGCTTACAATTCTGCTTGTAGTACCTTCTAAATCTTTTATAAGCGTGTGTAATGCATGTCTATCTTTTACTACGTGTAAATCATATATATTTAAATTATACTCGCTTCTAGTAGTTACAATGCGTGGCCTGTACGTTTTAATTTCTTTTCCGCAATGTGGGCATTTCATAATAATCTACCTCCTAAAATAGTGATTTATTTATTCAGATTTTCTGCACAAACATTATTTAAATTATCCATCATATCTTCATAGTATACACCAGTATAAATATCCCCATCTAATTCGTAGTCACAATATACTTCGTCATTTACCATGTATTGAGATATAATAGTTAGTGTGATACCTTTATCCTGATTGACTGGATTGGGGCATACATAGAGTGCTATAGAAAGCGACAGGATAGATACAATCAGTGATAGGATAACAATTACATTCTTCATTTTTACTGCTCCTTTAATCAGATATCTTGAATAGTTTCTACATCATAACTGCTATTCCATCTACTGACATAGACAGTGATAACCTTATTTCCTTCTTGAATAACCTGCATGAAGGAAAATTCTTTGCTATAGTTATCCTGCTTCTCATCTGCTGAGAAATACCGCTCAAAAATTACTATTCTTTTCATTTGATTACCTCCAACTAATTCATAACCTTTTCTATATTCTTATTATATCAATAGTATAAGCATAAGTCAAGAAGTATTTATAATATATTTGATTTCAATTCTAAGGCACCTGACAGCCCCACTACGGGCTTTTATATTTTACATATATAAACTATCACGTAACCATTCAGGGGGGGCATTACAAGCCATCCTGACATAATAAAAAGCCCCACCTGCTATTATAACAAGTGGGTTTATTATTACTGTGCTTTACGAATTAACTTTAAATCTTTCTTCATGCACGCCCATGTACTAAGTCCATTACGTAGCTTGATTGGAAACTTAACAAATGGTACTGAATCATTATCCACAACAATCCCCCTGCAATCCAATGAATTCTTTTGGTGCAGTGCGGTCAGTAGGTAATAGTTCTACAATGTCTCCCTTCTCAATCTTATTACTCCTGTCTTCTTTAACTGGTTCATTCATTTTATCAATCAATCGTTTAAGTGCCATATGACTTCCTTTAGAAAGATTGAATGTATCTGTATCATTGCATTTAGCTGTTGTTGTGATATTGTTGCATGATGCAGATACCACTTTGTAACCATCTGATTTGATTGTGATAGTGAGTTCATTAGGTGATTCGAGTTCGATGACCTCGTATCCTTCATCACGGTAAAATTCAACCCCACAATATCGAATCTTGTCTGTATTTACATTAACACAAGTATCACCTTTGTATTCTGGAAAGCGATTAATTCCTAACCAATCAAGGCCATGCTCTCTAGCATATTTCTCAAGCCTATCATAAACCTCTTGAGTTGGGGTGTGAATAACAATCATCTTATTAAGACTGTATTCTACTGCTTTTTCAGTTGACATCTTTCTCATAATAATATACCTCCAATAATAAATTAACATAGCCACCTTGGCGGAAAGAACAAAAGGAAGAATGATTTCTTCTATGGTTATAATATAACATATAGAGTAAATAATGTCAATAGTAAATATAAAAAATAGCCAATACCTTGTAATTCCCACTTATTAAGCCCATAGAGACGTTTTAGCATCAAAGGTATATAAGTATATGCAAAAGTAATTTAAACGCCTTGTAGGGCACGTCAGCAGGGCAATTTAATTTAGATAAAGAAAAATCCCACCTAATTGTTAAAATCGGGTGGGAAATAAAAGAAGAAAAGGGACGATTATTTATTTAATTCCCTTCTACGGATAATACGAAAACAAGCATTAGAACAATTCTCTCTATATGTCTTCAACTGAAATCTAGCGTCTTTAGAATCTTCACAATATACTTCATCATCCCATCCGTAGCCATAGTTTCCTTGTAAGATAACGCAATAGTTGTACTTGTTCATAATAGTAACCTCCTAAATAAATTCAATTAACTTTCTATAGTCTTATTATACTATAGGTAATACTATAGGTCAATACCTTTAGGGCAAAGAATAAAAGAAGAAATGAATTAACCTTTATATGCTTTATTGGCACTCCCATATAAACATAGGGATTCCCACTTCATCAAACATAGCACTGCAACTATAGTTACATCCGTCTTACACGTTCTCCGATGGGCTTAAATTTCCGTGTGCCCCACGGTATATATGTTTATTAACCCTTGTAGGCTTTAATAACTCTATCAAGGGCAGATTCAGCTTCTTCTTTAGTCTTATAGATATTACCAATAGCAAGCAAAGACTTATCAAATTCATCATCTGCATAATACTTATGACAAACTTCACCATCAATATCAATATAATAATAGGTATCCCCGGCGGAAGGAAAAGAAGAAAAGATAGATTCAATCTTAGAAATAGCTTTATCTTTGTTAGTATAAGAAATACCGTCAATAGAAACAGACTTAGAAGTAAGCTCAATAATTTCATAGCCTTCATTAGTATAATAGTCAGGTTCAGCATAACTAATAATATTGGTGGAAAAGTTTATGCAAATATCATCTACTCTTCTATCGCGGAAAGAAAAAGAAGAAGGGATATTGCCACCTCTCCATTTAATATCTGTTTCATCTAAATAAGACATAAGACTATTATAAATATCCTTAGTAGGAGTATGAATAACAGCTTTATGATTTAAACAATAATTAACAGCATCTTCAATATACATCTTTTTCATTTTTAATCAACCTTTCTATATAACAATTAACTCTATATATAATATAACACAGAATAGAAGATAATGCAAGCACTATTTATATATGAATGACTGCTCATATATTACATATGAACAACGGCTCATATAAACATATAATTATAAATTTATTTGTTGTGCTTGTGTCTTTAAGCAAGGGGCGTTTTGCCTAAATAGTTGCCTCGATACTTTCCACTATTTTTAACCAAATAGCTATTTTTACTCTTTATGGTTATCACTAGCACATATACATCTATGTGCTAATTTATAGTTATTTCCCTTATACGATTATTTCTTTCTATTCCTGTATTATATTATATATGTATTACTTCTTATACTAATGAATTCATTTCTTCTCTTTTTCTTTCCCCGCCGAGGGTTCTTGTTTCTTCTTTTGTTCTTTGCCCGAACTATACCCCTATGGGGTATATTTATAATTTTATGCTCTAAATTTCTGTTATATAGAAATAACTAGTTCATTTTTGCTTATATTACTCCATAATATTCTTTTTGGATTTTAGTAAATACTTTATCTATTATACTATCTGAATAACCTTTTAAATAATACTTTAATAATGTAATATTTATTCTTCCATAAAATTCTTTGATACTTTCCTCTTTTGCTTTTTCCGTGAGGACTAGTCGCATTATATCTTCTATCATAAGTCAATCGCCATTGAAATAATTGCTACAAGTACCATCCCAATAGAAATTAAGATATCTTTAGCTGTAGTTTTAGTCTGCTCCTGCCTTGCTAGAAATATTCTTGTTCTTAACTGCATATAACTCCACTCCTTTATCTTTCCCGAATCTGTCATATCCAATACAGAAATACTGACCTGTTGGCACTAATACCTGTTTTTTATTCTTTAGTGTAGCAGAAGTATTTCTGCTATCATTAGTATACTTTACTTCTGCTATTATGTCAAGCAATATTTTCATTTAACAAACTCTTTATTTCTGCTAAGTCATATGCCGGTATATCATATTTAATCCAGCCATGCCCATACTTATACATATTTCCTTTATATTTTACTTCATATAGACCAATGAATTTTAAGTAAGTACAGGCTTCTTCATAATCATATCTTCCATTTGTGTAGTGAATATTTTTAAGAGCATTTTCTTGCTCAATCGTGCCGGCGTGCATATCATTCAAATGATATAATTTCCAAAACTTATAGATTTTGTCAAAAATAGGACTATTAACTCCCATCATATTTACTGCATCAAAAGCTTGCCCCCAAAATTTAGCCGGCCCTTTACAACAAGCCGTAAATACGTTATCATCTGTCAATTTAACTTCGATTTTGACACGTCTACCATTCTTTAAGTTTCCACGTCTAAAATTAAATATCTTTTTCATAAATAACAACTCCTTTATGTATTAGCTCCTCATCTATATCTAATATAGCATGTATAATAGATATAGTCAAGAGTTAATTTAATTATTCTTTCTCTTCTGGTTCTTCCTTATCCTCTAGGTTAATGTCAAGTGCTTCAAAAATAGCATCATCCTCAAACCAAATGAAATCATTTACTTCTGTTTTTGTCGGGATATCATCGGAAAACACTTCTTCAAGATATTGCATAAACTCATCTTCTTTATCGTGCTTTGAAATAGTGTTGAGAGTATCAACAGCACCACGCCAACACGTTTCCTGCAATTCACTAAAGCCACATTCTCTTTTAATTTCCATGATAATTTCCTCCTAAATAATTTGTAATTACCTTATGTACATATAATACTACTTACGGCACTAGTTGTCAATACATATTTTATTCAGCGTTAAGAATATCTTTGAGCACTTCCGCAACAGAACAGCCTTTATCTTTTGCGACTGCTTTCAATTTATCGCGTTCATCCTTATAAATCTGAATTGTTACGATGCCAAGCGTTTCAGCCCGTTTCTTTGCATATTCTTTTGAATATTCTTTAGCTTGTTCTTTACGCTTATCTTTGCAATCAGGGCACAAATGCGCCATCTTAGAATTAGCCTCAAATTTCGTCCCACATTCTGCACAAAATACTTCAACCATAATAATTCCCCCCCCCCTATAATCAATCACTCAGCATCTTCATTAAAATGCTCTTCAAAAGAATAGCCGTTTTCGTCGTACCAGTCAAACCATTCTTGCTCCTCTTCATCCCAATATTCAAGTAGACACATATTACAGTAATCAGGCTTAATTTTATTGTCAAACTGAAATAAATCATAATCACAGAGAATATTTCTGATTTTCCATCCTTCTTCTGGTGTTTCTGCTGGTACATAGAAATTAAGATTGTAGCCCATTTGTGGGATATGGTTGATTCTAAGCTTCATAATAATTCCTCCTATAATCAATACATTTTAACATCTTTTTCAAATAATTCCGCTTCGTCTTGTGTGTCAAAGAAATCTGCATAATAATCACATTCATTAAGCGATTGATACACACTATCCGGCTTTGAAAAGCACCTTACGGGCTCAATACTAGAAGTTACCATACCGTCATCATAAAACCTTGATGTTACTTTATAAAACGTGTTCACGCAATGGCACGCCCCTTCATAAGTTCAGCATAGCCCTTTTTAAGTGCTTTAACACTTGCTTTATAGGTGTTATCCCCTTCATGCAACGTGCCATCGGGATAAACAGCAAACTGTGCTGACTGGTCTACCTTGCGATTGTAGATAGTAATGAAATTACCATTAACCGTTATTTTTTCAATACCAAACATAATTATCTTTTTCATAGTAAATAACCTCCTTTAAATTTTATAGTTTTATTATAATGCTTAATAACTTATTTGTCAATACCTTTTTATAAATTAAGTGGTTCATATGAAAATAATTCTTTACCTCCTTCATCATACATATAAAAACTATAAACACCTATAGAATTTTGTAACCACTTTACTAGTTTTTTTCTAGTATCACTTGCAACAAAAACTATATTTCCCCCATTCTCAATAACATAAGCAATAAATTTCTTCTTATGCTTGTTTGATAAATCTATTTTATACATATGTAACTCCTCCTTACAAGTATTACTATACTACTTATGTGATAGTTTGTCAATTAAAATCTTTATAATACCTACAATATTTTATGTGTATTGTAGGCACTAAAAGACTTTAATTTACACGGTAGATGAAATATTCATCCTGCTCTACTTCTTCACCATCATATCCAGAAATAAAATGCCCTCTACCATCATATTTTATGGCGCGATTCATGAAAAAATTAAGCCCACATGTACCTTTAATCATTGCTTTAATAAATTCGTTGCAATCTTCGCAAGATTCCCTTTGCATAGCCGTCAGCGATTTTTCTCCCCCACTGAATCCGCACATATCAATAATGAAATCAGCATTGAAAGCCCACAATGATTCTTCGATTTCTTCATATGCTTTTGCATTTGCCTCTTCATCGGTCAGTACAAGATATTCTGACCCACCCTCTGTTGCAAGATTATCGTCGTTAATTTCTGTAATATCTTCCGTACTGATTTCAAGGAACTTTGCAAGTGCTTCAATCTTAGTCATAATGTTTACCTCCATATAATTGATTAACTCTTAATGTAATTACAGTATAACATGTAGTATTTTACTTGTCAACACTTTATTTTACATTATTAAAAAACTCATTATCAATAGTATCCATATATTCTTTTCTGCCTGTAGTATATTTAGTATTCCCGTAGTCAACCCAAACACCTTTATTTACTTTATATCCATCGCATTTAATGATGTCTTTATAGTCTATAATATCATAAGCAACACTCAAGCAGTAAACACAGGAGCTTTCTGTCGTAACCTCCTGATTTTCGTCCCACTTATCAATAATAAATCTAATATTGTTAATTGTAACGGCACAATAACCGTAGTTGGAGTCATCGTATGGGATTTTACGCATTACCTTTCTACCATTCGGCAGTATAATTGAATAAGATTTTTTGCTATAGTATTTCATAATAATTTACCTCCTAAAGTGTTTCTCCTCTTTATCTTGTCTATATAATACTACTTTATAATATATCTGTCAACACTTATTTCTTAAAGATTGATTCTTTTATTGAAATAATACAATAACAACACACAAATGCTAATCCCCAAATAAACAATAAACCGAATAATATACTCATCAAGTCACCCCTCAATACTAAACCCATAACGACATAAATAATAAGCAATAAATAAAAACCAAGTGAATGGAAATGGAAAAATTAACCAAAAGATATTCCATAAAACAAAATTTGTACTTTTCATGATTCACTCACTCTCCTTTAATAAAGAAGTCTTTTTCATCTTCTTGCATTTCACCATCGTAAATAAGTGGTAACATATGATTGTTTATCAAGCATTTAATATATAGCATACCATCTTTTTCTACTACAATATATGCGCTGTTATACCAATTTACCTGTTTACCTTCAAACATTGCACGTTTAATCTCATTATAAGTCATTGTTATCTGCCTCCTAGATATACCTTTTAACATTTAATGTGATATGGTTATCACTTTTAGCATTAGTATAACACGTAATCAGTTTTAAGTAAATACCATTTTTATAATAAATTGGTTGAATAATATAGATCGAATCGAAGTGTTTTCCTTTTAGTCGAATTGCCAGGCGATATAAATATTTATTGTCAAACATTTTATATTCAAACACTTCGCCATATTTTAGGATATTATCAATAGGTGGCAAAGTAAAATGATGAATGTCTGATGTAAGTTCTCTAGCAAAATGTCTAGTTATTGTTACATAGGTATAGTTTCTATAAAGAAATGATTTTACTTTCCTAATTTCGTTGAAGTCAAATCCTGCAATATCTTCATGATATTTAGTTATACGTCCATAATCGTTAATGTGTTCGTCATTTGTCATAATAAGCATGTTTAACTCTCCCTTCGTTATCTATAGTATAATACAGCCATAGATATAATGCAAGTATTATTTTAGACTTTTAATAAAATGCACTTTCCTTCTATATAATAGAAAAAGTCCTACTTGTATATTAGTAGGACTTAGAAATATTTAATATATAGTATTGTATTGCATTGACATTTAATAACTTACCTGTTAGAATATAATTAATACAAGAAGAAGAAACTAGCATACCTTTAGTATTCTTCTTGAATTTATAGTGATAATACAGCTTATAAAGCATACTGATTGTATTATCTACTTTATATAATAGATAGGGATTCTTAACTACATCATCAACGGAAATGCTGTCATCAATTAGCTTGAATTCTTTAATATATTGCTTTGTTTGTTTATAAAATGCTGATTTCTTATCGATAGTTTCAGCAATACATATATACGTTGTTTTGTCTGCTGTTGTTTTATTTAGGAATGCTTCTATTGTTTCTTTGTTGTTGAATAGTTTAGCATCATAAATAAAATATACCGCGTTGTATTGTTTCTTTAACAGACCTTTGTTATGTTGTAGTTCTGTTACAATATCACTAGCAAAATGAATATCTTTGTATTGTTTTGTTATGTGTTGTTTTATTTTGGTATAATCACCAATTAGTATTTGTAACATTACTCAATCCCCACATTCTACCCACTTCATAAAATCAATTACTTTTTTGTCTAATATTATGTAAACTGCTGGTATTATTGTTATACATACTAATGTACATATAAAGCACCTATATATTATATTTTTATCGGTTCTGTTCAATTACTACACCTGCAATATCTTCAACCCCAAATTGTTCTTTTATAATTGAATTTAATTCTTTTTTATTATAGGCTTTCATGCTGTATTTAAACTCATGAAGAATTTGCTTATTGTTGTTGTCTGGTTTATGCAAAATAATTGTATATTTATTCACTTTATAACTTCTAATCTAATCATTTGACCTTCAACAAAGATGTTATTAGCAAGTTGTTCATCCTGCCAGATTTCCTGTAGCTCGATTACTTTATTGTATTGTTTGTTTTCAGTAAACTTCTTAGCAAGTTGTTCATATTGTATGTTATTATTCATTTAACTCATCCTGCAATTCAGATATTGTTCTATTGGCTTCGTCTAATTCTTCTTCTACAGAATCAAGTTGTTCTTCAAGATTATCTATTCTCTCCTCTGCATAGTCTAGTTCAGATTGTACATCATTTATTTCATCGTCCTTGTCCGACAGATAACCTTCTACAATACGAACAACAATATCTGTGAATTCATCATTTGTAAATTCCCTCAAATAATAATAAATATCTTCTAAGTCTCTAATATACACATCTTGACCTTTTACTTTACACTGTTCCATTTTGTTATTCCTCCCTACATTGTTTATTCTATCACGCTACCATTTGATTGTCAACTATCAAACTGGGCGTATTTTAAGCCTTTTTAACACCTTATTTCTCAAGGGGTATATAAGTATACCCCCATGCTCCTAAAACCTAACCACGGGCTTATCTCGAAGCCACACAAGGTGTTATGCTTTATTGATGTACCTATCGATGTATTTCTGCCTGATTACAGTGTTAGCATCATTTCCCATGATGCCAATGCCACCCGTAGGTCTATCGATGTTGTAATAAAACATTAAATCATCCTTATCTTTTACATCGTATACAAGATGTATTTTGTAATCCTTTGTTTCTATAATAGGCTCTAAATGATAATGACCATCTTCTATATAGCCTACTTCTACTATTCCTGTTTCTTTACTTGTTGACGTTAGTATTGTTTTCATTTGACTTCCATTCGCTATACTCTATATACAAGCACTGAATAATTCTTGTTGTCAATTCCTTGGGTGATTCATTTTTAAGTAAATTAAATGTTCCGTAAAATTGCACAGAACTTTCACAAAATACATTTTCTTCTTCTTTAAACTCATGTTTAATGATACGAGGATAGGGAGTAATGCGGTATGATTCTATTTTACCATTAGCACCAAAGGTAGCCGCAACTTCCAAAATATCAATGGAATCTTCCTCATCAATACCTTCTTCATCAATATAGTAGTCACTATAATGGCTATTGCCATCAAGAATGTCATATTGTAAATTATAAAGATGTTTTTCAGCTTTTTCTCTTGATGAATAAATTCCTTCGCTTGAGCCATCATAAGGTTCTCGGATTATATAAACTTTCATTATGTTTACTTTCATGATTTACTCTCCTTTGTTTACGAATACATATTTTTCAATATAGTCTCTATCTTGTGTAAAGATTGGTGGTTCATCTACAAACCAACCGTTAATCCCTTTAACAATTGTATATCCCCTTTTTTGACCAACACTAAAATCATTTGACCAATTTATATTCTTTTCCTGCCAAAGTTTTTCTTGTAGTTTATCACAACTAAGTCCTTGCAATGATTTATGGGAGAAGTTTGCCTGTGCTACCATTTGAATTGAATTTCTAGTAGCATCCTTTTGTCTCCAAATAAAGTAATTACATACATCATTTTCTGGAATATTAAATACTCTACTATCAAACATTGCTTTCCACAATCTTTTTTGATATAATGAAGATAGTTCAGTTATAAAAGCTTCTTGTTCCGCATTAAAAATAGAATTAAATAGTAATGTTGCCATACTAGCAGATACACTAGCCATCTTCTGAATGTTATTTTTGAACCACGCTTCTGTGGTTATGTCTTCATAATCTACCAAAAGTAATGAAATTTCATCCGATTGTGTATAAGCTAATTTACAATTTTGAATTCCCTTACACAGGCCTATTGCTGTATTGACCATTGTATTCTGTAGCACTGCATCAAACGGCTTATCAAATCCTCTTGTAAAGCTATGAAATGCTTTTCCATCAACCCTAATAATAACTGGCATACGGCGGGTTAAATAATTACGATTGACATCCTCATACATTTTCATTCTATCTCCAAGATTGTCATTTTTCATATAATCTCTTCCTTTCTCTATGATTCTATTCTAGCACTATGCAAGTTATTTGTCAATACATTTACATTTTCTAATCAAATTCTAATAAAACTGTATTCATCCTCTCACCTTTGGTGAGAGGGAACTACGTTTCACTTCGTTCCTAACCCAACAAAAATTATACCCCCTAACCCAAATTTTATATATTTTTATATTTATATTATTTTTTATTTCTATTTAACAGATATAGTCATTATAAGTCCTGTAACCGTTGATATTACTACACCTATTTGTAACAACAATTAAATTTTATAACCTCAAAAGTTATAAAAATATAAAGCACCATAATAAGCCATCTAGTAAGTCTTATAATCAGCCATATATTTTTAATATAATCGAGCACAAATAAAGAAAATAATAGTGAGGTAAATTTGCGTAGCAAATCATTCCGAAGGAATGGTAGTGAATACGCTTTTATTAGAAATTTTTAATATAGTCCTTTAGCATATTTCTCATTCTACTGGATGGTATATAACAGTATATAGGTTTGTTGTCACGAATAGCAGAACGGTAAATAAATTGAATCATTTCGGATAATGCCCACAAATCTTCATCTACTGTTACATTTTTACCTGCAAAGAATTTCTTGATATAGGGATTTAAGAACCTGTTTACTGTATACATTACAATAAATCTGTCTCTATAATTATTAGTCGCTCTAGCATTACATGCTACATAGCCACTTACATACCCTTTGGCTTTAAGTTTATCCTTATAGTCTTTAAAGGTAGCCCATATTACATCCTTTGACCTAATACGTTTGCCGATTACTTTTGGGGATATGTTTATGATAAAGTTGACCATATTCTTTTCCAGATATGCTAGTGATTTGCTGTGTTTTGAATACCAATTCTTTGACAAATCATTGGGTGCTTCACCAATATTATTTAGTTTACCATTTTCATAAATAGTTATTTTATCTACATTAGATTTAGCTTCTTTATATTTAATAAGTTCACCATTTTCTATAGATAATTTTACATAATCAATGTTGTAGAAATCATAATAATATTTCTGAATTTGTGCATCAAACATATAGGTACAGATAAATACATTGTCAAAGGCTTTAAACACCTCTACAGGGAATGTCCACATGAGACATACACCATCTATTACAAATACGTGTTTCGTATTGCAAAGGCTTTTAATATCTTCATATTTACCTTGATAATCGTCCTTATCCCAGATAAGATAATTCTCTGCATCAATATGGGCGAAATTCTGACCAATAATGGCAGTTAGGTCATCTTTCTTTAAATTAACTTCTTCTACAACATCTAATACTTCATCAAGAATTAAATTGTAATGCCCCATATTAAGAAGGTCAATTACTTCTTCGTCACAATTCTTAAATAATGCGTGTGTAGAGGCAATATTCATATTCTCTCTAATCATATTTTTAAAGTTAATCATTCTACCAATACCTAATTGTGGTGGCTCATATACATTTGGAATTTCTTTTGCAATTCTTTCTCTTTCTTTTATAAAAGGTGTAATATAAATAAAATTCCTCCCATCTTCTGAATACCGTTTCATAAACTCCATCATTTTTGTTGTTTTACCAGCCCCACATGGGCTGTCAATTACTTGTATTAGCATTTGTGCTTCACTCCTTTGTATTTATTATATCATTTTGGTGGCAGAAAGTAAAGAAGAATAATTTCGCGCAAAATAAAAAGACAGGAAGTGATTATCCTGTCTAATAAATTTAACTAATTTCTTTTACTTCTCCTTTAAGATACAGGAGAATATGTTTATCTATCATTACAAGTCCATCTTTAGTTTTAACATAATATTGATTAACGGTTACATGATATACACCAGCTGAAATTAGATTAGTGCAAATAAATACATATCCTTCTTTTAATTTTCCTCCATAAATGCTTTATCTTTAATTTTATCCATCTCATCATAAGTAATCATAGCCCGTGAAAAATGTTTATAACTAGCATTGTCCATGAGACCGTTATAAACCCAAATACCGCCAATATTTAATTTAGTTATGATTGTATAATAAAATGTCCCATCACTTCCTGTATGCTGTGAAAATAAGATAGGTTTATTGTACAAAACCTTAACAAACTTTTTATAATTGTTCATTATTTCTGTTCTTTGTTCTTGTGTCATACTGAACATCTCCTTTCTTGTAATTACATAATATCACAGCAAGAACAACTTGTCAATACTTTATTTTAAGGCTATTTTAGGGCATAAAAATAGAGGGGTATATAAGTATACCCTTCCTTAATTTAAACCTCACCACGGGTTTAATAACAGCGAATTACAAGGTTTTATATTACTATAATTATTAAAACGGCATCTCAATATTATGTTTAGCAAAATATGACTTCATTACATTCTTTGTTTTATCCGTGCATAGTACACAAAGAACAGAAAAATCAATCTTAGGATTCTTAAACTTCTTAATCATATCCCAAGAATTTTCAGAAATGAATTCATGCCACACCGTACCAATATATCGACCAATATGTTTGTTTTCCCGTGTACCAAGAGTGCTGTATAGTTTATCAATTTCCTTTTCGATAAAAGCATCTGTGCAAAAGGTTTCAATAATTCTTGCTTCAATATCTGTAGTAGAGTTAATAGGTTTGTTCTTTCTGACTTTATATTCAGCACGAACTACTTTACCCCAAATAGTATGCCCATATTTGTTTTTATAATTATAGTTTTTAGCAACTAAGCCCTCATTGTAACCCCCCCCTCTTTCTGCATAAATTTATCCTTATCCATATAAGATAATACCTCATCCATAGTAGGATTTTCTAGTTTAGCAATACAAGGAATAGTTTCAATATCAAATTCTCTAAGCATTGGCATGTATTCTTCTGGCGGTAAATATCTAGGATTTTCAGGGTCAGCAAAATCAACTACATCAAAGATAAATACCTTTCCCCAAACAGAATCAAGATAGGTACGAATAATATGTTTAACCATAAATTCGTCATAAAGATAATGAGTAGGGTGTTTATCTAAATATTGTTTAAATTTATCGTTATTCATAACATATTTACAAGAACCCGCATTATCATTTGTTAATGATAATACCCTATGTCTACTACAACAAAACATATTACCAGACGAATCAAGACTAATGCCCATATTCGTACCGTCCATCTTAGTATAGAGATATACTGTTCCGTCAAGTAGCCCCTCTACTTCTGAGGATTCTAGCCGTTCTATATGTTGATATTTTTCAAAATTCATTTTAAACTTCCTCCTTTAACCAATCTTTAATATCTTTAATAGTTGGTGAGCATTCATTAACATTATTCCAATACACATACTCAACAAGATAGTCTTTAATAATCTCGGCCATTTCTCGCCTAGTAGACGAGTTCTTAATGGCATCAAATACAGTGTTGACATAAAGAGAATATTCACACCTATCTGCGCTGTCACTAAAGCATTTAGTATCCTTACTCCAAGTACAGGGATAATTACTATTTTTATTCATACATTTATATTGCATAACTATTCTTCCTTCTCGTCAAATTTAAATTCACCTGCGAATAGCAAACTTTCTATATCAGTAGTTTCTTTTATGATTGTGTCTGTAAAAGTATTTCTTCCTATTTTAATTTCATACTGCTTATTGTGTACATGTATGAATAACCTTTTCGCGGAAGAAAAAGAAAGAAAGTGTGGTTGTGTACTGTAAATAATTTCTTCTTCCCCTAATGCAATAGCTAAGGCTGTATAATAGATATTAGTATAAATGTGTGAAGTCATATATTCACAATCACTATGGTCTATTACTAAATGATATTCCTTTAGCATGATAACCTCCTTTATAGATTATTTACAACATCATCATCTAGTGGTTTATAAAATTCTAATGGCATTCTTTTATCGATTGCTACAATATCTTGACACTCCCCATGCCTAAAGGCAGGGGATTCTTGGTTCGACGAACACTGCGACTTAGCCATAGCTGAATCATCTTACACGTTCTCCCCAAGCGTGAATTCCCGTGTGTCCCACGGTATTTAAAATATTTATGCTATAGTTTCTAGTGCTTTAGCCAGAATATTTTTAGCGGCATTTCTGTCTCTATCATGATGTTCATGACAGTTAGGACAAGTCCATTCACGAACTGCTAAATTTTTGGTTAGCTTGTTTCGATACCCACATACATGGCATATCTGACTTGAAGGGTAAAATGTAGGTATGCGGATTACTTTACTATTATGCATAGGTGCTTTATACTCTAGCATACGGAAGAACTCAGACCAACTTACATCCCCGATATGTTTTGCTAACTTATGATTCTGCATCATATTCTTCACTTTTAAATCCTCAATAGCTATCATTTGATTTTCATGAACCAGCTTAGTTGAGAGTTTATGTAAAAAGTCTTTACGAATATTTGCAATATGCTCATAAATTCTAGCAACACGTATCCTTTGCTTATTATGATTTATAGAACGAGGCATTTTACTTGATAATCTACGCTGTGCTCTTGCAAGTTTGTGTGAATATTTTTTCAAAGTCCTTGGATTATCGATGCTATTCCCATTAATATCGGTATAAAATTCGTTAATCCCTACATCAATACCAATCATATTTCCCATGTTTTGCTTAATAGCTTGCTCTTGTTCAACACAAAGTGAGATATAATATTTATCTGATGCAGTATGTGATATTGTAGCATTAAGTATTCTTCCGTCAAATAACCGTGATAGTCTTGTTTTTAATAAGCCTATCTTAGGTACTTTAATTTTAGCTCCTTCAATCCTAATTAAGTTTTTACCAGTTTGTGTCCTATAAGACTGTGCATGATTATGCTTTGACTTAAACTTAGGGTATCCAGAATGTTTCTTAAAGAAATTTTTATAAGACTTATCTAAATCCCTAAGAGATTGTTGAAGTGCCAATGCATCAACTTCTTTCAGCCATTCAGTTTCTTCTCTTCTTTTTAAGTCTGTTAATAATTTACTTGTCTGATTGTAAGTTATAGAATTATTATTTGCTTTCCATTCATCTCTACGAATAGCAAGAAAATGATTATATACAAATCGGCAACAGCCTAGTGTTTTATTTATCAATTCTTGCTGTGTTTTGTTTGGATATATTCTATATTTATAGCCTATTGTGTACTTGTCCATTTTCTCACTTCCTTTGCGATGTTTTCTGACTCTCGATATACTGCTTCACTTTGGATTTCTTCACAGATGGTATTTTCTTTCTTTCATGCCTATATTATACCATTTTTAGTAAATTAATACAAGGCTATCTATGTTGAATTGTGTCCCGCCTTATATCCCCATGGCTGAAGCCAGGGGGTTTACGGCGGTTTTGATAATTCCCCACCTTTAAATAGATTATTTTACTAGCGATTTACTATAAGCATCCGTAGACTCAACAAGTTTACTATAAAGAGTAGCTTCACGATTCTCATACTGATTTTTGATATGAAGATACTTGTCACGATATTTATCTAAGAAGTTAATTTTACAACGATTGATACGGTCACGAAGCTGATTACGTGCCATCCGCTTACCAAATTCAATATCAAAAGTATCCTCTGGCAAGCATTTAGCAAGACCATATTTGTTTGGATATTCATCAATAGCCATAAACATCATGTGCGGCGAATATAGCTTATCCACGGGGCTATTAAGGGTATCCAGCATATTATCAAGAATATCAAACCAAATGCTATCTTGTGGTTCTGTTGTCTTAAAATAACAAGCTACTGTACTCTTATCCTCATTGATAGCATATTCAAGCTGATTGTTAAATAATTTCCAATTTTCATTTGTGATTGTATACATTATTTTACCTCTTTCATAATAGATTCTACATTAAAAGTTTCATTTACAGATACTACAGTCCACTGCGATGGGTATGCAATATCATTGTTAAGATGTTCTACTACTTGTTCTTTTGTAAATAGATACTGCTCATCTTCATCTTCTGATGTGAACATAATACCTGATAGGATATTTATGATTAAATACTGATAAACTACTGCTGGTTCAATGTCATCTTCTGCTACCCACCACACATCGGCTCCGTTATTGACGCTAGCACATAGATAAGTGCTAATATCATCATTCTCGTCAATCCCTATAATGATTGCATCATCACCAATATTAAATTGGTGGTTGGCTTTGCTACCAATAATACGAACTTTGTCTTCAATTTTGTATTTCATTTTATTTATCTCCTTTAAACACATTATTTATCTTTATTTACATTATTACCAATAGCTACAATTACAGTAGTTCCAATGAACCAATACAGTGTTGGCCAAGTGATAATGGCACAGACTGGACATACATAAGAACCAATACTGAAAACAATAAGCATAGTCAAAATAAGTTTAGCAATATTCATTTTTTAACCTCCTATACATACTCTAAAAATATTAACAACCATTTCAGTTAAGTTAGCAAATATACCGGCTATAGTAGCAAATAAGAAAAATAAAATAATTGGGCTTTCGTTTGCCATTTCTTTAATAAACTTTAACACTTATTTCTCCTTTAACAAACAAGCAATTAATAGTTCTTTAGCAATAGGGCTTCCTTTACCATAGAACTGCAACTCATAAAGTCTATTGACAAGTTCATCGACCTTTGCATATTCCCCTGCTTCAACCTTATGTAAATCATTATAGCATACATCAGGAATGTTGACAAGGTATTTTTTAGAAGTTTTTTCATAGATTTGAATATCCAGCATAAAGGTAAAGAAAGATTGTGTAAACTTTTCAGCATTTTCAATACCATTTACTATAGTAGTAATACTATCTGCATTGTTATCAAGGTATGCAAATAGAATATTAAGCATAGTAGCATAGCTAGCCCCAAATAGCTGTTCTTGTACGGATTTTACTGTGATTTCTTTAGCACTCAATAGCTCAAGGTTAGTTATAGCTTGCCTCATAGACCCTTTAGCAGACCTAGCAATAAGCTCTAGTGCTTTATCATCATACTTAAACCCCTCAATAGTACAGATAGTCAGAAGTTGAGGGGTGATAAGAGAAGAAGGAATGGAATTTAATGTATAAACTTCACATCTACTTTTGATAGTATTAGGTATTTTATCTACATCAGTAGAAGCAAAGAATACATAAACATAACTAGGTGGCTCTTCAATAAATTTTAACATAGCATCAAAAGCTACCTTAGACAAATTCTGTGGTTCATCAATAATTAAAGCATTACAATCATACCCTAATGGTCTTTGATTGGCAGAATCCATAACTTGTCTAATAGCATCAACAGAATTCACACGGCTTGCATCTAACTCAATAGTATAAGCATGTAATTCATTAGCAAGAATACGGGAGATAGCTGTCTTTCCAGTGCCATACTGGCCTACAAAGATAAGACAATGATGTAATGTATTGTCCTTTAGTTTCGCGGAAAGAATAGAAGTAATAGAATCTTGACCAATTACTTCATCTAAAGTTTTAGGTCTGTATTTATTAGCAAGTGCTTCATGCATTAGAGTCTTTCACCTTCTTAATTAGAATACGAATAGCTTGTGCAATAGGACTAGATTCACTATACTGTCTGATTCTATTATCATCACCACCAGTAAGTGTTTCACCATCTTTAGTTTGCAAAGAATATTTATCAATGATATATTCATGATACTTTGTATTAGCAATAACTTCCATGGACATGACAGCACAATTAATTTTATCATTAACAATCATGAAAAGAATAGCAGTATCATCTTTAATAAAATACTTACTTGTTACTACATAGAATTCTTTACTATTTGCATCTGTAGTAACATAAGTAAAAGTATAATTGTTGTCAGCAGGTGGGCTGGCAAAACAAAAAGAAGAAAGTGAAAGTAACATCATGATTGTTAAAATAACCTTTTTCATAATTATTTATCCTCCCCATAGAGTTTAGCATAACACCAAGCCTCTGTCTGTTTCTTAGTAAAGCTAGTGCCGCCATCTTCCCATACATATACAACACCGTTATTATATTCAGCAAAATATGCGGGAATCCAATCCTCATCCTCATAGTCTCTTACAAGAATGGTGGTATCAACTGGAACAGTAGACCAATCAATTAATTCTTCTTCATCACGTTTCCAGATAACGTCATCGGGCTCAGTAAGCATATCATCTAATCCAAATATATCTGACTCATATACTATGTCAATAGTCAAATCACTATGCTTGCTGATAAGATTATCATCATATTCATCAAAAGAGTTCCAATCATCAGTTGAAATAAACACACCATTACTTGTACCGTAAGGTGAAGGTGTAGGAACATTACCTGTGATTACCATATATCTATAGCCACCCCTAGTTTCTACTACCATGCCCGTCTTTAGGTCTTTCTTTGTAAACATTTCAATTATCCTCCTTATTTACTTGAGTAAAATTTAAAATAACTACATAATCAACATTTTGTGCCGTAATAGTATAACAAGTTAAGACTAATTCTCTTTTAACGGCATCAACAAAACCATACCAATCTACATTAGGTGATTCATCTTGTGATATAGCAACCATATCGTTACGTAAATCATCATTGAACTTGTAAGCAACGAACCAATATTCCATTTAACACATCCCCTTTCTTTAACTATATAATAACACAGCCATATTTAAATGTCAACACATTTCGGCAAAGAAAAAGGAAGAAATTAATCTCCCCTTAAATTTAATCTTTAGCTTTAAGCATTTCAAGACCAATGGTTCCCCAATTAAGTCTACCATTCTGATTAGGAAATGCTCTATCATCAATATACATATGTGCAAAAGGCTTAGGACTAATCTCAGTATCGGTATCAAGCCAACGGTCTAGTTGTTCTTGTACATTAGCATTAACGGCATCAAATGTAAGTCCTTCTTTAGCTAGTTAGTCACCCCACGACTGAAGCCGGGGGCTTGCAACTCTAAACTTCGGTAGTCCAAACAAATATCAAGAGACATTCTCCTACCACATAGGTCGCATAGCTAATGTTGATTACTCAACATCCGGGACACTGACGAGGCCCGACAGTCCGAAGATTTACTCCGGAACTGCAAGTTTTTTGATACTAGGTTTTTCGTTACCTGACACCCAAAGAGTACCAAGCATTTGAATATTGCGTGCTCCGTTGAGGTCGTCGTTTGCGCGATAACCACAAGAGCAGACATATTCATGCTCGTGATGGTGACGCTGTTCCTTACGGACAGCATCACACTTTGGACAGCGTTGAGACGTGCACCATGGGTCAACCTTGACTACAACGCTGTGATTCTCGATAGCTTTGTAAGTCAAGAATTGTTCCAGTTGGTAAAACGCCCACGAACGTTTTTCGTAGTTCTGCTTCTTCGTGCCCTGTAAATTGCTTTCTTCAAAAGAGACTCCTGTCAAATCTTCGATAGCGAAAACGGTATCCGGTCCATATTTCTGAACGAGTGTCTTAGAAATCTGATGATTAACATCAGACATCCAACGGTTCTCTCGTCCAGAAAGAATACGAAGCCGTCTCTTAGCAGAGTGAGTTCCTTTTCTTTGAAGATTTTTGCGAGTCTTGACGAATTCAGCACGTTTTCGAAGAATTTCACCGCCACGTTCAAAGGAACATTTTCCCTGTTCGTCATAAGTGGTAGTCAGAAAACGTAATCCTCTGTCTATACCAACAACGTGCTTTACGTTCTCAACTTGGAATTCTTCAATTTCACGGCTAATGGGCAAATGGAAATACCAGTTTCCTTTTAGCTCTACAAGTTTGCCGGTTCCGAATTTCCAAGTGCCATCGAAGTATTCCTGAAAGCATTCACTTTCAAAGTTAACTTCGACACGCTCTTCGAGTGTATTGAGCGATAGCACATGTCCTTTTTGCAGGAAGCAGTAATCATGGCTTCGAACAAGGTCAGCCTGTGGACGACTGAATTCAATTGGCTTACGAAGCCATGTTAAATCCTTGTGAATGGAATAATGTTTACCAGTATATTCGTCCCTGAACTTGTATGGATTCTGATATAACTGTTCCTTCAAGGTTTTATACCTAGCCGTAGTTGTGCGGAAGACAGATTGAGTAAGCTGAGCTTTGAGCCCGAACTGAGTGCGAACCTCGTGGTACAAAACCTTGTTGAGCTTTGCTGAGTTTAACTCAAAATTGTTTTCAAAAATGTAATTGGATACGAAATTACAGGCTTGCCTGTAGATTTCGGTCAATGCCTGAAACTGTTGAATTTGCTCGTTATCAGGATAGATTCTCAATTTCATGGTTTTCGTAAACAGCATTGTTTTTACCTCCTTTCAACACAAATATTATACATCGTTTTGTATTGAATGTCAACGAAAAACGGTTGTCTGTTTGTAACTTTGTATTATATCAGATTGGAGGAAGTGCGGCTTCCTCCCCATAGCTAAAGCTAGGGGTATCCGCCGCACGAATAAGATGATTCTAATGCAGTATTAAGTGGCTCTCCTGCTCTACAAGTGTTTAGAATAAGAAGCCCACCCCTAGCTTTAAATTCTTTACAATAATGTACAGCTAACATATTGATATTTCCTGCATTAGGATAATCATTGTTTGTTGTAAGTGTATCATCATAATCAACAGCTATAATAGGATATTTTAAACTATTGTTCATCTATTGTCCTCAGTCGTGTTTAATATTATTTTCATCTAACAGCTTAGTTAGATATTCAATCCTATAGTACATAGCTAACACAAGACTATCACCAACTAAATCACGCCACTGTTCACCATAACGTGTAGCATAAATATATCTAGTTGTATCACAACCTTTAGCATCTAAGTTTTGTACAATACCATACTTATTTTCATTGTCGATTTTCATATTACTTATTCTCCTTTTCTAACAAATCAAAACTATCAACATCAATATAGATATCTCTGTCTTTAGCTTTAATTAACACTTCTTTAATGATAAAGTAGTCCCACGACAATGATTCATAATACTTATACTTACGTGTAATGCAGTGATATTCATGTTTATCATCAAACCACGTAGTTGGCTTATTCCATTTAAATACATGTGGCTTAATGTTAGACAACCCATCTCTCCAGTATTTAGAATAGTAATCACAAGTTTTAATAGCATCTTCGGCAAGAGAAATATAAAAAGGAATCTCACTTGCTTTAATTTTAACATAACCGTTCATTAAAAATCCTCCAGTTTATAATTATCATATATAATTCTAGCCATACATCTATGCCCTGTCCATACTTCGGCATCAGCGGGAAATTTAAGACGAAGAATAATTCTACGCCCTGTTTGTTTTGAGAATCTTTCTGCTTCATCAATAGTAATCCATGCTCTAACAGGAGCCTTAATAAATCCGCTAGCTAAATATTTAAGTAGTTTCTTCTTACTACATACGTGATAAACAACCACAATAAAATCCCCTTTCTGTAATTATATAATAACACAGGAAGAGGATGGTTGTCAATAGTTAATAGATAGAAATATGAGGTTTTCTTTCAAAAGATTTTCCAAAAGCAGGAATAACAATATACTCAGAAGGGTTACTACTAGTCATACATAAACTTTCAGCCTCTTCTTGATTAAAATAAATATCTTCTGTTTCAATATTGATAACAAGATGAGCAGTATCATAGACAATAAGCAATGTCCTATCATCAGGGGGTGAAGTTTGATTAGAGGATTCTTCTACATCTTCAAAATCCTCTTCGTCGAGAATAATTAATTCGTAACCTAAATCAATATACCACTGAGTTCTACCGCAGTCCAATACTTTTTTGTCATTGTTAAAATCGATGCCAAAACCGCCAAATGCATTATTGCCTTTTCTAAAATCTGTAAAGCTGTCATCCTTTAAATATTTATCCACCGTACCAAGTAACTTTTCTGGAACAATAAGAGCAATCTTTTTACCTTTAGCATTTTCAATAAGTGTTTCAATCTTCTTCATCTTTATTTTCCTCTCTAACTGAGACTCCAACGGCTAAAGCACATTGGGTTCTTATATACGTAGACTTCCATATATACTCGAAAATATATGAGACTAATTATTTTCCATAAGACTTTTACTACCAATCATTCCAATGAATAAATTAACGATAGTATTAGGCTCGTATCAAAACCTTTGTATAATATAATTGTTTTCTATGAATTAATAATAACATATAATGTGCATGTTGTCAACTAAAATATACACATTTTTCAATTGTTTTTATATAAACACGCTATCCATACCACACCTAAAGGAGTGGGCTTTCCTCTCTAAGTAATTCTACAAACTTCTTCATATCCCGTTCAGTAAGTACAAAATAATTAGGCTCATCTTCTCCAAATGAAAAGCATAAAGCACTATGCTGTAATTGCTGGCTGATACGCTCATATTCTGAATCTGCTAACCATGATTTTTTAATGCTAAAACTTTCCTTTGGTTTCATACATGTTTTACATTCAATGCACATAGATACATCTTTTACTATCAAATCAGAGTTGGTGAACATACATGCACCTGAATTGGGCGTAGTCTTACCTCCTAGCAGAGAGGCCGTGTAATCTTCTTGTTTTTTACTGTAATAACGGCTAGTCCCAACTTTTGCCATTTTAACATCTCCTTTATACTAATTCTAATTTATTGTAACCATCTTTATCCGTATAGTATACGTATCGAATACCTGCTTTACGAATTAAAAGCATACAAGCGGAACACGGTTTACACATAGCAATCTTACCAAATTTATCTTCACGATATACGTATATACTAGCACCATTTAAGTCAAGATGTTTACATTTAATAATAGCAGAAAACTCTGCATGTTGATAATTATTACACTTATCTATATCATGCTGTGAAGTATGATTATCAAAACGAATAGGGTTAAGTTTCTGCTGTAGTGGATGACTCTTCTTCTGATTAGCGGATACAGCTACTATTTCTTTATTTTTTATAATTACACTTCCAATATGTACTCTTGGATAATCAGAAGTATAACTAACTGCTTTAGCTAAATTAAAATACCGTCTATCTTTTCTATTCATAAGCGTTTGGCGTGGAAACTACTATCCCTTTAGGGTAGTGAAGGAAACGCCAACCTCCTTTACTTTATTTTAATATAATTCTTGAATTAACATTGTTTTTCTTGTGTCAATTAGATTTAATTTTTTATAACTTATTGAACCTTTATTTATCTTTTCCCCATCTAAAGTTCTAATATCAAAATACCCTGTTTTTCTTCTTCCAAATATAAAATATTCCCCTCCTTGATATTTAACCTTATCAAAAAGTCTAAATCCTTTACCGAATACTCACCTTGATTTCTCTTTCTTTTGCCTCCCATTAAGATAGTACATTTATGAATTTGTCTATTATGACACCTTACTTTCTTTTGTAGGAAATAGGTATTAGCTAATTTAACGGATGGGTGTTGTGCTATACATAATGCATCTATTCTATGACTTTTAGATAAATTGTTTTTAATTCTAGTATTTTTAGTAATGTAACCGTAAGTTAAACTAACATTAGCATAACTAGCTTTTAATTTATCGTACAAAGCCCATCTCATTATACCCATAAAAGCCGCGTCTCTATAAGAGGATTGACGTTTGGGTTTAAATTTTGGAAGTAGTCCCTGATGGTATTTATGATGACATGTTCCACATAAGGTAATAAGATTATTTGGTGCATTTCCACCAGTTTTTCTACTTTCAATGTGATGTACATTTAAAATCTTATCTTTAGATTTACCCTTACAACATTGGCAGGTATGGTTATCACGACTAAGTACATATTCACGCACATTCCAAGAACTTAATTGCTCTCCTTGTTGATAATCCTTACCTTGTGGTTTTGCTAGTTTATTTTCTGTTGCTCTTAATAATTGTGTATCAAATGAAGCTACTTCTACTATTAGTTTTGTAACAGGTAAAATATTATATACATCTGCTATTACTTTCAGATGAGTATCTATCTTACATTGAATTGTTGGTGCTAACCAACCTTTTTTCTTTGCATGGACACGATTAAGAAATCTACATTTTCTGTAACGTAATCTACTTCTTCTAGTCCTTCTATTTGCACGTCTTGTTGATAAATTATCGGTAATATCAGTTCTTAAAAGGACTTCACTACTAAAAAGTTCTTTTGTATCGGTGGAAGCAGACATTCCAATATGTTTACTCCCTGCATCTACACCTAATGTTATATCTTGTGTGAAATTAGTATTCTCATAAAGTAATTGAATTGTAAATGGGCATTTCTTAATTACTTTTGCTCTATTTTCTTTTAATAAATGTCTAATCTTACCGTATCTACTTGTTGGCATTAACGGTTGACCATTTCTATTTAATACATAAACCACTATTAAACCTCCTAAAACTAAATTTAATTAGTAAATCAAGTATAAAATACTTGTAATGCTACCTTAGTCAATGTTATCCCAAAGTTTAAATGTAAGTAACACTATTCCTACCACTCAGAATTGTTTAATCACTTACCTTAGAGCTACAGATTAGGTAGTACGTCTGTAGGTAACTATATATTTTTGGGTAACGTAGTGCTTTGTTTTAAAGCACTTAGACTAGTCAGCAAGGGCTTTTGTGTTACCACAAGCCCCGAACTTTTAAGTTCGTGGGTTATTGACAATACGTTGTTCAAAATCTACGGGTCTAATATTATTCTTAATCAAATTATAATGCCCAAAATGAGTATCTGATGTAATATAAATCTTATTCATCGTATTCTTCTTCCTTTCTAAAATACACTTTACCATTAACTACTTTAAGTAAATTATCTTCACAAATCTTAGAAAACTTTCTTCTGTTGGGGTAGTATTTACGTAGATTATAGTCTTTAAATACTTGACCGAATTCATTTAAAGAGATACCATTATGAAAAGGTACTTCTTCTATTTTAGAGTTGTGCTTAATAAAACAGGTAGTTCCATATAGTCTAGGCATCTTTGTGTTTACTTGAATATTTTCTACTAATTTTAAGTCAACACCTACTGCTTCAAGATTAGACATAAGTCCATTCATTTTAGTTACAACAATTACCTTCTTATTCTTATCTACAAGTAGTTTAATCGCAATAGAAAAATCCCTATCTTGAGAAAAGATAATAAAGCAATCCGTTAATAGTTCTTCATAACAAGCCTTTACCATGTCCACACATAAGAATGTATCAGCACTATTTTTACCACAAAAGCAATTATGCCTTTCAAATACTTTGCCTGTGTATGTCTTATAGAACTTTGGCATGTTTTCTTCTTTACCATAAAAATCACATTTAACAATCTGATACTTAGTAGCTAAAGAACTGTATGCTTTCTTAAATACAAAAGTATCAATGTTTTCGCAATCCACAAAAATGTGTGCTCTCAAATCAATCAACCCCCTTAATGTAATTACATTATAGCATAGGTAAATTAACCTGTCAACACTTTTGGACAAAATAAAAAGGAAGGAATTTAATCCTCCCAAAATGGCGACTATTATTCATCTACATCAGATTTAATCTGATTCGGCTCTAAAAGAATAAACATTTCAAGGCTAGGAATTTCAACATCAATAAGACCATCATTTCTATACCAGTTCATAACCTTCACAGGTAAACTATTAAATAAACTATATTTATTTTTGGTATCTTTAATATCGATATATAGCATATTACAGCCCCATTCCCATCAGCGCATTATTAACATTTGCTTCAAATTCTTCCATAGTACCACTATTATCAATAGTAATGAACTTAGTTCCTAGTTCTTCTTCTGTAAGTCCTGCTTCTGATACATCATTAGCATTATTACCTAAATCTGATTGCCTACCTACAATATGAACGACATAAAGTTTATCTGTTGGTTTAGTGTGTTCTTTGATTACCTTGTATTCATTAGCAAATCTAAGGTCAGTGATAATATGCGTTACATTAGTAATAGCACAATTGTAAAATATCTTATTTGCTACGCTATTAGCCCAAATATCTTTATTATATGCACGACCTACAGCACCAACATCTTGTAACAGTTTTCTGCCTTTTGTGTCTTTATTGCCGTCCCATCCATAATCAAAGGCGATATTTTTAACATCATCAGCAAAAGCAGAACGAAGTGCTCCCGTTTTAACGATATGTTTAGCAATACGGTAGAATGAATCTTTACCACAACCAGCCTTACCATAAATCATAATAATAATCATTCTTCTGCATCCTCCTTAACAATATCTTTAAACAAATCTTTAGGTTTAGTATTCAATGGTACTCTTTCTTTAATTAATTCATAAATAGAATCTAGTTTAGCAGATACTTCCTGAACATCCATAGGAACTTGAATCATGTGTTTAACTGCAATTTGTAGAATATCTTGTAGATTACTTGCATATAAAAATGCTGAATCTGAAATTGGCTTACCATTTTTATCAACACCATCTCGTACTTCACAAAGCATATAACAATGACTATTACAAGTAATATATAAATTATCTGTCAATGTTAGTACGTGCTTAACGCGCTTCTTAGGTCTACCACGTTTAAGTGCTTTCTTAATAATACTATCAGACTTACTAACATTAGGCTTAACTTTTTTAGCTTTAACAAATGCAGATTCTGTTTTTGAATTAGACTTTTCATTTCCTTGTGCATCATGTCTAATCGTATTAGATTTAACTGCTGTCTTTTTTACTCTTGACAAAATAGTATTCCTCCTTTATTTTAATAGTGATTTAAGAGCACACATCACAAGCCATATAGCAAGAACATGTAGTTAACTTAACATAGGGTAAGAAATAAGTGTACAGACAGCCCATACAAGAGCATATACACAACCATATGAAAAGGCTAGCATTGCCATGAGACAAATAAACCCTATAACAGCAATGAAGATACTAGCTAATCCTTTTTGTAACATATATTTAATTCTCCTCTAGTGATTTAACTACATCTTTCATTTGTTCACTTGGTAGGTCACGTGTTTTAAACATGTTGTATGTCTTTTTGCACATTAAATCAAAGACTGTTCTATCATTACATGTATGATTCATACGAAGATTACCAAACGCATCCTTGTCTACATAGTAATAACATTTACTTACAGGGCAATCATAGAAAGGTACAGATTCTTGTTCCTTTTCGATATTATAATTTCCTCCCCCTAAAATATCTCTAAGTGAGAGTGTTAGTAATCCTTCATCATCATAAAGATAACCTAATTCATCAATGTAACAATGCTTAATAGGATTCTCATCTTTATCGAAGCAGAAATTGAGAATGTTAATAGTAAATTTACTACTTTTATTACCTTTCCAACCAAGTCCTAATACTTTAGTACAAACATCTTTTACATAGTTCATGTTTAATCCTCCTTCACAAGCATCTCACAAAATGATTTAAGTTCTTCCAGTGCCCAAATATCAATAGAAGCATAATCACAACCACTGTTATATATTCCTGCAATAGTATACTCAATATCCCCTGATGGCTTAATAAATGCAACAAGGTCTGTACCATATCCAGATGGTACAATAAAAGTTACCTTATAATCATCACTATGTCTACTAATATCGAAATCTGAGCAACTTGCAATAAAATCTAATTTACTTTTAATTGACATTTTAATCAACTCCATTTTCTGTGTACTTCTGACAACCACTCACTACCATCATATTCTTCAATTTCATAATTTACTCCGTCTGGTATTTCAACTATCTTAAGACTACTATAGCGAGCATTTGCCTTATCGCCTAATTCCTCAATTACAGCTATAAGGTCTATATCATCTCTAGGTAAATCTGGGTTAAAATATTCTCCATCACTATCACACATATAATAAAGGGCATCACTGATATCTTTCTTAATTACCTGATTGTTCAAGGCATCTTTGAATACTATACCTGTAATGCCCTTACGCTGTAAAATATGCTTCATAGCAAGAATACTAACCCCAAAACCACCATAATCACTATTAATTACTACTTTCATCTTCATTCTCCTTAATAAAATATTTTATGTAACCATCTTTAGTATATACTACTTTATATGTATTAAATTTCTTAGGTAGTTTTATGACACATTTAGAATCATCATTATATAGCTTATAGTAACGAAGCATATTTAAAATAAACCTTCTCTTCCTTTTATAGTAATTCATCTTTAATCACTCTCCTTGATTAATATACTATCACAGACTAAGAAGAATGTCAACAACTATTTTCGCGGAAAACAAAAAAAGAAGGGAAATAAAACCCCCTCTTCTAATTTATTTAGTTAATTCTTCAATTTTAGTAATAAGACTTTGAGTAAAATCTTCATGAGCTTTCATAAAGTCAATAAACTTAGTCTTACCTTGAAATTTAATAATAGTGTCAGCATAAGTAATAGGCTCACCAGTATCATCAGTCATAGAATACCAAGTAGTACCTTCAATAATACCTAATGCTAATGCTAGATTAAATGTATCATTAACTGCATCTAGTCCATTATCATAAGAAATAGTAAACTTACATAATCTGCGGTCAGGCTTACAAATCTTATTCTTAGTGATTTCACACTCAACAACATTACCATAAGCGTTCTCAGGGTGGGCTGTAAGCTCTTTATAATTATTATCTAAGAATCTACCCTTACGAAGCTCAATAGCAAGTGATATGTTGTGTCTCCAGGCTCTACCACCAACTGACATAGTTCCCCCGTAGGAAGAAGCGAGATTCTGCCTAATCTGATTCACTCCAATAAATAACATATTATATTTATGACATAGCATAACCATATCTTTACTAAATCTACCAAGTGTTTTAGCAATACCACCATAAGATAGCTCTTCGTATGTACATTCGAGGTCTTTCTTGCTTTGCAAAACTCCGATAGAATCAAGAACAATAACACCAAAAGAATTAGTTTCTGCTAATTCACGAATCATGTCAAAAATAGACTCAGCCGACTGTAGTTCAGGTTTAATGAATATAACATTGCCATCTTCGAGATTCATACCATTCTTAGTTACCCATTCGGCATCTACAGTATTCTCAGCATCAACATAAAGAATCTTACGTTGCCCATTATCAAGCATCTCTGCTAATCTCATCTTCTGTGTAGCGTTTGGCTTCTCAATAGCCTGTAGTTTAGCTAGTTCATCTTCATATTCTCGCTTAAACTGCTTCTGAGCTTGGCCACAGATACTAGCGGCCAACGTCGATTTACCACCACCCTCACACCCGCCAATCTGTAAAAGAATACCTAATGGTAGTCCACCATACAATGACCAATTAAGACAAGGGCTTGTAAACGGAATCTTATTGTCATATTCCCATTCCCCATTAACATCTGTTGTTACAACATTTGCTTTACATTTTTTGTTAATATTTTTAATTGCTTCATCTAATCTACTCAATTATTTGTTCCCCCTTACTGGTGTTGTTAATGCACGCTCCTCAGACCATCCATTTGCTAATCTTCCAGCTATTGTTTCTCGTGGAAAGCCCAATAGCCTATCCCAACCTGCAAGATTATGCATTTCACCATTATGTGTAATAATTCTTTCACTAGCATTCTCTTTAAGAGTTAGTGCTTTAGCAATATCCCAATTACGACTAAGCCTACCTGAAATTTTTCTTCCTTCTATACCGGTTATATCTGACCATTCTGCTATTGTGTGCGTTTCACCGTTATATGTTATAAAATGATTATTTCTCCTGTTGTTATTTTGTTCTTTTCTAGTAGCCCATCTAACGTTATTAGGTTCGTAATTGCCATTTACATCAATGCGGTCTATGGTTGTATTTAATTTATCATATTTTTCAATATGTTCATTATACGAATCAATGAGGTCGTTGTAAAATGTCTCTAGCGAATCCTTCCACCTATCACACATTACGATTCCTCTACCGCCATAATTTTTATAGGCTTTACAATTAGGATTAAAACATCTCTTTTTAATATCTCGCCACAAACCGCTTAAAGGATGTCTTGATATGCCATGTTTTGTATGTAGTTCTCTATTGTGTTCTATATTATAGCAACCACAAGATTTAGTTGACCCTGTGGTTAGACTTGAAGAATATATATCTTTTTCTTTACCACAATTTGAACACTTACAGTGACAATAATGGATTTTATGTCCATTTATAAATTTATCGAAATCATAAAGAACTTCAAGATAGCCAAAAGTTTGTCCTTTTAAATCCTTTCTTCTACTCAATCATACACCACTTTCTTATTTTAACATTTCCTTTCTTTTAATTACCTCTGCATATTTGTTAAGTTAGCTTCTGCTACCTTCATTGAAGCAATTTTCTTAAGGCCACTGTATACTGAATCCCCCGCTTCATAGCTTGACTTTAATTTATTATAGCAATTCTTATAAATAGTTTCAATAAGTGTATTATCCGTGACGGCTATTGTAGCCCTGTTAGACTTTGCTTGAATTGTTCCTTCGTTATCTGGTGAATTGTAGTGTTTAGCATATTCTTCTGTTTTAATAGCTGTAGCTACTGCTTGTCTTAATGCTACCTTATTGATACTATTTACTAATGAATATAATGAGCCAGAGACAATGATGAGAGCTTGTGATAGTTCAGATGAGCTTAATTCTGTATATTTGTCATCACTTGCAATATTCTTTAGATTAGCAATATAATCGTTTAAGCCCTTTAAATAAGGTTCACAGATACTGTCTACAATTTCATCTAAAGATGCTGAATTACTTTCAACCAATTCCATAATTTCTTTCTTAGCAGACACTAACAACACCGTCCTTAATTAAAAGATAGATTACTTCTGGCATATTTACTAAATCTTCTACATATCCAAATTCATCTACCATCTCACCATAATAATACAATCTTACAATATTATCAGTTGAATAAGTAAATGATTCTTTAGTTAATGTTACTTTATTTACAATAACGGAAAATCTATCGTTGATTCTATATTCCCAAATACCATGCCCATTATTTTTAAATCCATAAGGTTCTAGTTCTTCTAATGGAACTTCTACTCTTAACATATATTCCTCCTTTAAAATACATTACTAAAATCGTAATTAAAGAACTTTCGCTTCTTCTTTGCAGGTATTTCTATTCCATGTTCATCATCATACCTAATGCTTTTTATTCCTTTAGCTATACACTCACTTATATAGCCTATGGTAAATAATTTAGTAGTATCACAATCAACAAACCAAATAATAACTATAGAATGAATACCTTCTAGCTTATCCCATTTACTCATGAGTGTAAGCTGATTTTCTGATATGCAATTTATCGGAAAACTCTTGTGCTCATGAGATTTTAATTCCATAAAATACATAGTAGGGCTTTTATATACAATAAAATCTGACGGATTTTGAGAATATCCGTAGGAATCTATTAAGCGAATAATACAAACGTCGTCTAACTCTTCTATAGCCTTTTGGACTATCTTTTCAAATTCTTTGCCGCGATTAGCCAAGTTATCACAACCAATCAATTAGCATTGTCTGATGTACTTCAAAAGTATTACCATAAGTATCAAGGCATGAATACTGATAATAACTTCCCATATCTTTGATTCGTAAAACTTCTAGTTTCATGCCCAGATTAGTCTTTAGTTTAACTGCATCTCCAATTTTAAATTTAGATTTTGTCTTCATAAACATATTCCCCCGTATTCTTTCTACATTCTTTTTTCTGAGTCTCCCCATAGCTAAAGCTAGGGGGTTCTAAATATTATTTCTAATATTATTTAAGAAGTTTGATATTATTTTATCCTTATTCTTATAGGTGTACCCAGTTCACCTCTATTGTATAGAG